AAAAACATAATTAAACTTTTCTCTTTCTGTAGTCATCTTACTTAGATCAGCGTTAACTTTATCTCTGTTCATAAGAATTTTTTCAATGACCTTTTGTACTAGATCTTCTACAGATTCTGTTTTAATACCACTCCAATTATCTTTTAAATACTTTCTAATACTAGCACCAAGTTTTGTTTTTGGTGTTACCTTTAGACCAGATACTCCAGCTTCTCTTTCTTTTTTTGTAGATACTGTTTTAGCAACTACTTCGCCAAGTATAGTTACTAGACTATCTGCGTCTTTTACTTGTGCTATATCTTCTGTTATATATGTATCAGATATCTTAACTTCTTCTTGTTTTGGTTGCTCTGGTACTTCAGTTTTAACTGGTTCTTCTACAACCTTTTCAACTAGTTTTCTTTCTTTCTTAATCTTCTTTTTCTTTTCATCAACAAGAAGACCAGATAGTGCTTTAGCAAATCCATCAATATCTGGATTTTCTTTTGCTGCATTTAATAGTTGTGCTTCAAATGCCTTATCTGTTTCAAGACGCTGGAATACTGGTTGTAAACTAAATACCTTACCTACTTCTGTATCTTTCATGTAAGTTTCTAGTAAGTATTTAATAACACTATTTTCGGTAGTTGTATCTAATAGAGAGTTTATAAGAGTATCAAAATCAGTAATACCGTGTGGTTGATTTGGATTTCTAGATAACTTAGATATTACTATATCATCATTAAATATAAACTCTCTTGCAAATCTTTCTTCAATACCAGATAGAATTAGATTTTCTGTGCTTTGGTATAGCTTATGATCAATAGTAATTCCAGTATATTCTGCAATATTATTTAATACATCCTCAAAGAAAGTAAACTGGGTTAGGTATTGTCCAGCAATATTTTGTGTTGTTTCATAAGCTTTATCTACAAAGAAACTACCGATATTGTTTTGTAAAACTTCAGTAGCTTCTTTATCGTTTTTAACTCGTTTTAAAAAGTCTACAATACTATTGACATTTCTATACATTTCACCCATAGTAATGTTTTCTTCAAACAAAGATGGTAAAACAAATGCAATAGATTTTGCTTTATATCTATCTGCAATATCAGATAATTCTATAAAGTTTTGTACAAAATTTGGTTGTTTAGTAATATCTTCTAAGTCTAGTTTATAGTAACTAGCTTGTAAAAGTTCTTGTATTTTATCTGGCATTAACCAACAAGCTACTGTTAATAAGTTTGTATAATAATCATCTGTATATTTAACAATATCTTTTGTTATTTCTTTTATCTCAGAATTTACAAAATTACTCAAACTTTCTACTTGATCTCTTGTTAATGTACCATCATAAAGTTTTGTTAATAGTTTTCTTTGTACTTCTCTAACACTAGTTGCATTCAAAGTTGTTTCAGCAATTATATCAGCTAGTAGTTTAGATGGTTGATCTACTGATGCTTTTTCCATTAAAGTATCAAAAATAGAGTCTATATAACTAGTATAAGAAATACCATCAAAAGTTTTTCCAAGGTTTTGTGCTAGTATTGTTTGAATCTTAAATGAGTGTAGTCCCAAAGAAGCCGCATCATTAGCAGTTCTATAACTAACCTCATCGGTTGTTTCAATTAAACCGTTAATAATATTATCTAAATCATTAAATTCTGATTTTCTTATAATATTAGATAGTTTACCCCATATATCTTTAATATACTTAAAGAATGGACTCATTATTCTTGTAAGTAAACTTTGATTTTCTAGTTTAGAAACAGCTTCAACTGATTTAGAATAAACAAGACTTTCAAACATGTTAGCAAAGAATTCTGCTACATTTCCAAAAGCATAAACAAAATTACCATTTAAATTTTTATTTTCAAATACTGCATTATCAAGATCGGTAAAGAATCTTACTAAATCAAAATCTACATAATCTGAATATGTTTTGTATAATTCTACTTGTTGATCAACATCTAATACGAATGAGTAGATGTGACCTAATTCGTGTAAAGCAACTTTAGTTATTAGATGTGATGTTTGATTTGGTGTTAAAGAACCAGCTTCAGCTCCTTTTAATATTTCATTAACAAATACAGAGAAACCAAATTTATTTTCTTTTACACCAGCATCTTGTAGTGCCTCACCGTATACACCGCTTTCACCAACTCTTTCTAAATAAGTCATTAGTTTAGTTGGATTTAGTTTTAGATTAGCAATACAAGAAGCAATTAGTTTTACAGTTTTTTCTTTAAGTTCTTTTGCAACTTTAATATCAGTATGTGGAAAACTATTTTCAAATTGTTTTTGTAAAATCTTTTCAAAATAACTTATAAATTTATTGTGTTCTGGTGAAATACCTTTGGCAAAAGAAATATCTGTAAATGCTTTTTGTGCTCTTTTTGTTTGAGTAGCACTTAGTGATCTTGGTTTAGTCTTTCGATTAGCAAGAATAGCATTTTCTTTTTGTTTTAGTTTTCTAACTAGTGGAGAATCTGTTTCATTAATCTTTAATGATTCAGTTGGTTTTTCTTTACCAAAAATATATTCCTTTAGTGCTTTTCTAAACTTTCTATTAAGATTCTTTTCTTCGTTAATACGACGATCAAAATCTTCTTTTGAAACATCTTTATATTTTTCAGCTAGTTCTAAGAATTGAGTTTTCTTTTCATTGCTTAAAGTAGAGAAACCTTTATTTTCTTTTCCAATTAGATCTCGTTCTAGTTTTTGTAAATCAGCAATGTGACGATTTAGGTTTATTTCTTGATCTGTAAACCAAGTAGAGTCTTTAGTAGTTCTTTCACTTTCTCTTAGTTGCTTAAGAACATCTAAAGATCTTGTTGTAATTTCTTTTATTTTTCTAATTTTTAAATAAGGTTTTGTTTCAGCTTGAATAGCTTTAATGTCTTCTGCTGTTGCTACAATTCTTGTCCAATCCTTTTCATCTTTTACTTGATCAGCATCAATAGATCTTTTGCCATAATCTAAAGTACTTTCTCCAGCAACTTTATTAAATATTGGAGATTCTGGAGCATAGCCTAGCTTACCTTCTCTACCATCTTCTTTAATTGTAGCAGAGTCTGCCGCTTTTTCAGCATCGCTAGCAATTCGTTCTAGTCTAGTAGGAGATTCGCCAGTAACTGGTGGTAATCCTTCTACTTCAATAGCTCTAATTTTAGCTTCATCTAAACTTAGTTTTGGTATTTCATAGATACCATCTTCTCTTCTAATATATACATTTTCAATAGTATTTTGTTCAGCTGTTTCATCTACTCTTTTAAGTTCATCTTCTCTAAATGTATATTTAGTACCTTCAATTTCAAGATCTATTGTTCTAACACCTTCTATTGCTGGTACACTTGGAGTTGGATCTACTTTAATTTCTTCAGCAGCTAATGCAGCAGTTTCACTGATAGCATCTCTTGTAAGTGGTGTTGGGCCAGTAACAACAGCATCAGTTCCTTCTGGTGTTTCTAAACGAGCAACACCGGTTTCATCTGTTTTTTTAAATAATTTATTTTTTAGTTTACCAAGTCCATGAGTTGCGCCATATAAACTTGTTCCAAAGAGGAAACCTATAGTACCAGCAATAGCTAATTCTTTTTTAGAATAGTCAAATTGATGGTCTGTTTGAAGACCAGTCATTGACATTGCTATTCTTGTTGATTGATCTTTTGCACTTGCGATTGTATTTAGTACAGCACCAGAACCACCAATATAACTAAGTCTTTTTAAATGACCCATCTTTTGCATAAAACTTGGCAGTTCACCTGTTGCCAATGCGGTACTAATACTAAGTCCTTTTTGTACAGTCTGTAATGCTTTTTGTAGTTTGATTGCTTTATTAGTGTATCCAGCTACTTTTAGTGCTGCAAGTCCACCCTTTGCTGCTGTTCCAAAACCAACAGTAGCTACTGTGGCTGCAATACCAATTCCAATGTCTGGATCATTAACAGCAATTGTTGGAAGATCTGTAATAAAACCAATAATCTCTCCAGCAAAGTTATCAAACAGTAAACTATCTTTTTGGTATGCTTCTACTTTTTCTTGAAGGGTTGATTTAAATACTTTATCCTGTAATATAAATAAAGCATGATCTTTATTGTTTGTTCCAATAAAATCAATATCTGCAATACCCTTTTTTGATAAAGTTTCTTTAACTTCTTTTGGTAGATTGAGCTGGTTAAACCACTTTGCTCCATCAAAGTTTGGGTCTTTTCTGTCAATAAGAGTTTTAAGATCGTCTGCAATTGATCCAACACCTTGTTCAAAGATATCAAATCCACTATTATACTTTGCTAAAGATAATTGAATTGCTGATTGTTTAGCGTATTCATCATCTAAGTTATTCTTATATAGTGGGTTATCAAACGCAGTATCAACCAAAGCACCAACAAGAGCATTACCAGATAGATAACCACCTTCAGCTTGTGTAGATAACATCCATCTACTAATTGAACCAGCATCAATAAATGCTTTATTTCTTTCTTTAAACTGCTCTAGTGTCATTGGCTCTGGTACTACATGTGATGGAATTTCTTTACCATCATACTTAATATCTACACCACCAGTAGATGACCATGCTATTCTACCTTCTGCTGTTTTTGGAACACCTTCTTCATAGTAAGCAACTGGTTCATTATCATTACCAAGATTTACTTTAACAGCCTGCCTTGCTGCTTTAATTTGATTTAAATAATCATTATAGTCCCTTTCAACCTGATCCATATTCTCAATTAATGGATTCTGAATCTTGAAATAAGGACCACTCCAATAGCCTCTCTTAGCTCTCTCTAAAGCAAATCTATCTACATCTCTACCCAAGAAACCAGAACCAGCTCCTCCAGTTAATAGATAGTTTGCTTTTCTAAATTCCCAAAAATCATCATTGTTTGGTTTTTTAGTTGACCAATTTTCTTTTGAACTAATAGCCTGTAGATTAGTATCAGGCATAATCCCATAACGCTCTTTTTCAGCTCCCTCTAGTGTATTAAATGTAAATGGAGCTGATAGAGTTTGCCAGTTATTAAAGAAAGATCTACCAAACATTACTGGAGCTGTCGCTGTAAAGTAAAGTTCTGGTAGTTCTTGTTCTGGTTTATAGTTAACGCTTGGTCCTAATTGAAAATTAAAATTATTTAAACCATCAATATTGATTTTTTCTGTGCTCATATGTTACCTTTCTGGGGACTGGTGTGCCATGAATAAGTAGATTATTTTGGAACTGAGTAATATCTATTACCGTGTTTTACAACTTTAAATCCGCGTTCTTCTTCTGCTTTTTCCATTAAATTCCATGTATGGTGTTTTTTACCTTTTAAAATTATATAACTTTCATCTGGTAGTTTATACTTTTTTTTATCTTCAATACTAGCATCTGTTACAGATCCCCAATGACCTGTATCATCTGGTTTCATTCCAGAAACTTCTGCTGTTACATAATCATAATCAGATCCTTCTGGATTAAATTTTTTTTCTTTAGAAGAACTCCAAAGATTAGCTTCAGCTTTTCTTCTTATTGTTAAACCATTTAATACTTTACCACCAGATTTATTATAAAGTTGTAATGCTGCTGGTACATCTTTAAAGTTATCTACTGAAGATACGGCTTTAGTTAGTGTTTCAAAGCCTTTACGACCATAGAAATTTTGACCGTTTTTCATATTGTAAGCAAATGAAATCAATGCTGCTTGTTGATTCTGATTCATTTCATTCCAAGTTGGAATAGTTTCTTGTAGTCTTGGAATAATTTTAGTGTCTACAAAATCTTGCATTAAAGCATCTGCTTCTTCCTTAGAAATCTTATCTCCTTTTTTAACTGGAGTTCCATCTCTATAAGTAGTTGTGCCTTTACCTATTGTCCATACTTTTCCATCATTATCCCAATAGGCTTCAGTTTTCATTCCCTCAAATTCAGAAATTAAACCCATATATGGTTTATCGCTAACAGATCCGGGAGATGTTTGTTTTTTGCCAGTAAAGAAATCTCTAATTAAACCAATTGCTCCACCATACTTGAAATTAGGATCACTAGTAAATGTTTCTTCTTTAGTTACTGGGACTCTTTCCCAAGATAGTGTATCATAATTCCATTCCATTTTTGTCTGTGGAGTAGTTTCTTGTTCTTTTTTCTTTGCTTGTTCAATAACCTGTGCCATTAACTTGGTTGGTGTGATTGTAATTCTATCTTTAATACCTCTTAAGATATCGTTATTACTAGAATCTATTGGTGGTAAGTTTGGAACACTTGTTTGTGCGTTATTTAAAAACTGTTTTGTAGATAGAGTTACATCGGCCAAGGTAACAATAAATTGTTTTCCTTTTGCTTTTTCAAATAACGCGGCAGATGTTTCATCTGTTAATAGGGCTGAGTATAGTTCAACAGCTTGTTGCTGACTTAACCCCATATTTTCTTGTGCGTTCTTGACTAAGAATGGCATCTCAGATTGTAAAGCCATTCTAAATTCTGCAATTGTATCCATACTAGAATCTTGACCAACAAAAATAGAATCTTTACTAGTATTTCTATTTGGTGTTTTTAATAAACTATTTGTAATTTCACCAACTAATTCATCTTTAGTTTTAGGTGAAACAAAGTAATCAATTTGATTCTGTACGGTTTTTGGACTAGTTGTTAGTTTAATTTGGTTTGGGTTTACTCCGCTTTGTAGACTATTTGCCCATACATTGAAATCAGAAGCAGGACCATAAATATCTATTGATCCATTTTCATCTTTAATATCAGAAAAGAATGACATAGACTGTCCATTTACTGGGTTAATAAATGAACGACCATCCTTCATTTCAATTGGTATTACTGTTGAGTCTGTTAATAACTCTCCTACTCCATCTTTATTATAGAGTGGAATGCTAGTTAAAACCATATCTACTCTGGCTTCACCCATAGTTTTATTTCTATAGGCTCCTTTTGATTCAGATAGGTTTGGAGTCCATCCCCATTGATCTGCTGTTGGAATTGCTTCCATAGCTGCATAAAAAGATCTTTGAATTTCTTCTTCGGTTTGTGGTCTTACTCCACCATTAAACTTAGTCAATACTTGATCGCTAGATGCAAAAGCAAGTTTATAAATAGTTGCTTTATTTGGACCAGCGTCATAAGTTTGGCCAGTACTTGGATTAGTTCTTTCAATGTGAATTGTAGATGCTAATCGCTGTAATCTTTCTATTGGGAATAAAGTTCTTTGTTGAGAAAATGATTCATCAATACTAGAAGCAATAACTCCAGTATATCCACCAACATCTCCTTCTAAATTAGTCATTGCTAGTTGAGAAGCATAACCAAGTTTTAACTCACCAGTTGAACTATCATTTAAAGATTCTTTTATTGATTTTGGTAATAGTTGATTTTGTTTTAATTGCTCTAAAGTTCTTTTTGTTGGTTCTGGCCTAAAAATAGAATTTGGAGATACTAAACCAGTACGAGTAAATCTTGGATTATTGTTTGCATCTACACCTTTAATTGTATAAGTAGATGGTGTTAATAAAGAAGATACAATAATATTTTGAGATATTTTTTCTCGTTCATCTTTGCTTAACTCTTGATCTGGTGTAATATAAAAAGATAAACCAGACATATAAGCTTCTCTAATATCTCTATTTTCTCTTAAGGTTTGGTTTAGATTATCTTGTGTAATATTTAATCCAGATGTTTTTAATTGATCAATAAAGAAAGATGAATATGAGTTTTCTAATGAAGTGTATTTACTACCAATACCACTAACACCAGCCTGTTGACTTAATGATGTTCGTGTTGACATTGCTTTTGTTAGTGCACCCATTGTTTCTAGGTTTGTTTTACTAACAAGTTGTAATACCTCACCGCTTGATTTATTTGTATTTCTTGAGAGATATCTAATAATTCTAAGTCTATTCATTCCTTCTTCGGAAATGTTGCTATCTTGAGTTTGCATATACTCAAAAGATTCGTCACTAATTTGTGGAGCAATATGATAAAACATATCAAATGTTTTTGGATTTTCTGTTCCCAAAGAAGGAGCTGAAGCTAGTGCAGTAGCAAGTCTTTTAAATTGATCTGGTACTTGAATACCCGCTTGTGGATAATATTCTTGAACATATTGTCCATATTGTTGTTTTCTAATTTCTTCTGGAAGTTCCATAAATCTACGCTGATCAATTAAAGAAATTCCTGTATCTGGATCTTGTTGAAGAATTAAACTTTTATCTTGAAGTAGATCTGCTTGTTCTTTTGGTAATAGTATTGGTTTTAATCCCGGTTCGTTTTGATCTACTACTTGATTATATTTCTTTTGTGCGTCTGTTGGTTGAATTTTACCTAGTTTGCCGTTATTAAAAGCATTTGCTAGATTCATTTGTTCATTCATAGTTAGCAAAGCATCTCTTTGAACTCTTTCTCCAGCTTCTGCTAATGATTTATAACCTTTTCTAGCATTATCAATTACATCAAACCATCTACTACCAAAACCATCATATTTAAATGACTCATTTGATTTATAGTTACCATTTGCATCTTTAATAAATAAAGGATTTTCAAATTCAAAAACACTGTTTATTTTTTCAGCGGCTTCGTTTTGTTGTTTATAAAAATCACCCTGTATATTATTTATACCGTTTACTGAACTATCTGATGTAAAGTCTGAGGGTAATCCTTGTTGCTTTTTATTTGAGTATGAATCATATACTTTAGTTTCTGCGTCATATATAATATCAGAAATTTCAGCACCCTTTTTTTGGATGTTATATTCTAATACTCTTGGAAGAATATTTCCAGCTACTTCAAATGCTTTTGCTCCAACACCATACCAATCAAAAGCACTGGTATCAATACCACCAATCATTTCTCTTGGAGCAGCCATAGATACTTCACCTTCTTTTACAAAGGTTGCTCCTGCTGGTTGTTCTGAAACTCTTGGTGCTTGTATATTTACTTGATCTGGGTTTACTACATAATTATTTGGTGTTGGTGGCATTTACATCTCCTTGAAATAAATCTTTATACTGATTTAAAGCCATATATAAAGTCTTCATTATATCCTTTTCATTTTTTACACGACCACTATTAATTTCTCCCATCATACCCCTCTCAATTAGAGTTTGATATTCTGGTTTTGCAAACATAGAAAAAGCTTCATTCCATTTATCTGGAGTTAATGAACCAGTTTCAAGCATATTAGCAGCAACACCCTCAGATGCTTTATTATCTAAGTTAATTTTTGCTCGTTGTTTAGCAACATTACCTTTAACATAGTTTTTAATAAATTCTGGAGCTAGTTCATCAATCATAAGTTGTTCGTCTGTATTTGGAGTTCCATAAGGATCTTGTGGAAATACTTGTGATCTATCTTCTAAATCAAAAGCTGGAGTAAACATTCCATCTTTATTAGCAACCCCAAATCGTCCATTTATTGTATTAGATACATCTAAAAGATTCATTCTTTCTAGTTTTAATAAATCTTCAACATGAGCATCTTCTGGTACATCTGGGTCTAATTCTTTATTTGATATTTTACTAAGTCTTCTACTAAGATCATCTTTATAAACTTGTTTGGCTTTATTGAGATTGATATCAGCATTTCTAGTAGAAAAGTTTTGAAGATCGTCTTTGAATTCTTCTACCATCCAGTTGGGCCATCTTGAAACCTTATCTCTAAGAAAATGTTCTTTTTCAGTTGGACTTTGAAACATTTCCATTTCCATTTCTGTTCTAGATATAAGTTCTTCTTTTGCTTTACTTTCACCATCTGGATGAAGTTCAAGATATTTTTTCCAATATTGTTCTTTTATCTTGTCTGTTGGTAATGGTAATTCTTTTGTAGCTTGAACCCAAGTATTAAATAATTCTTGTTTATTATTTGGATACATTTGTTTAATACTAGTTTCAATTTTTTCTAATTTATTTTTAGTTTGCTCTGCTCTTATATCTGAAAATTTTTTATGGTTTGCTTTTCCAGTATGAACTGTGCCTTCAGCTATTTGTTGTAGTTTATTTAATTTATCAATATTCATTTTATTTCTCTTTAGGCTGCGCCCATAGCACTTCCGCCGATAGAAGAAGCATTACCCCAATCAGTTATACTTTCACCAAGACTACCACTTGGACCACCACCACTACCCTTACCGTATAGTAGACCGGCTGTAATACCAGCTTGTAGACCGCTAAGAGCACCGCTAGCAATAATCTGTCCTGTATTATTTGAACTAACCATTCCATCATATCCGGGTAGATATGTCTGTAATTCTTGGTAATTAAAATCTCTTTGTGCTAATTTATTTTGATAAGTAGTACCAATATCTCTCATTTGGTTCATTTTGTTTATACGAAGATTTGCCATATTAACAGTAGCGTTTTCAAGATTTTGTCTTAATAAAGCTCTTGCTGTTCCTGAAGATGCAGAGATATTTCTACCACTTACACTAGATAGTAAAGCAGAGTTTACTTGATTGGTTTGTTTACTAAATTGACCTTTAGCATTATCATAACCCATTTCTGTATAAACTTCTTGGATTGCTCTTTCACTAAGTGCCTGTCTTTCAATTGCTTTATTATTAATTGCTTTTGCAAGATTTGCTTTTTCAATATTTCTATTGTTAGCTTGTATCTGCCATTTTCTTTGGAAGTTTGCATTTTGTGCAATTAACTGTTGTTGCATTGCTTGGGCTTGTGCTTGATTAGAAGCACCAAAACCAGACATTAAACTTTGCCCTAAAGACAAAGCAGCCATTCCTCCACCAACTGCTAATGTTGCATATGACATTATTAATCTCCTTTATCAAGAAGTATTGTATTATTTTTAATCTTTTCTGTTTGTAACTTTTCTATTTCACTGGTAAATTCTTTTTCTGCTTCTTCAACACTAGTTTTATTTGTGTGTATTAAAGTAGTCCAATATGTATCTGCATGAGCTATTCCAGCTCTCTTTGCACCCCGTATAGCAGGGATAACATGATAACCAGTAAAGCGTTGAGGACCATCATTTGTAGTGACTGTTATATCACCACTTATAATACAAATATTATCTATATTAGAAAAAGCACCAGTAATTAAAGTGCCTGCTGGTATAAAAATTGTTCTTGCATACATAGATCCAAATATAAGACCTTCTGTTTGTAAAAATACTTGTGGCATATCTGAAGCAATTTTTTCCAACTCAGTTACTTTTTGATTATTAATTCTTTGTAACTCTTCTTTATCAACTATTGGGAGTATATCTGTCACCTTTTAAATCTCCTTTTTAGGATACTTGGATATAGTTTTTGGTTAATATTTGGATTACCATTAACTATTAAAGCACCGCTTACTCTTTCTCCTAGTAAACCTAAAGATCTTTTATTACTCATCCAATCTTTAATTTGTTGTTTATATTCTTCTTGCTTATTCTTTTGTATTTGAGAATCAGCATCAATTGATAAAGAATCCTGCCAATAAGCAACAGCACTAGCTAAAATATCTACTCTATCGTCATGTTTAAGACTGCCACGACGCTCTGTAATTCGTGTTAGTTGTTTTTGGTTTTCAGAATCTTTAATGGCTTTAGTATTAAAAATTAATTTATGAACAGCCATTATTGGTTCAAGAACTCTAATAATTCTTTGTTCTTTAGCACCAGTAACTTTAAAATCTTCAATTGCTACTTGGCCACAAATTTCAGAAACGATTGGTCTTAATAGATTACAATACATAGCATCACCAAAGTTAGCTTCAACTCTAATTAAATTAATATCGTATTGATATGCTAACTTAGCAATCTTCTTTAGTAAGACTTCTTCGTATCCTCCTTGCAAACCAAGCAATTCATGTATGACAACATAGCCATTGATAAATGATGCAATGCAAATAGCTGTTTCATCTGATCCACGGCCACTAGGGTCAACAAACATTGCAGTCTGCATATACGGTATAAAATTAGGGCTAATCCATTGTGGTTCATATAGTAGATCTCCTGAAATACCAAACGATTCGATTTGTTTCTTTGGAGTACGCTTTTCCCAAGTAATCTTTTCAGGGAATACTTCAGGATTAACATCAATAACTATTAAATCTTCTAACTTAAGGGGATACTTAGCTCTATCACTAAGTGTAGGATCTAATTTGTAGTGAAGTGCAAATAATCTTGGACCTATCTTAGCTTCTCTAGACTTAAGTACATCTATAGGGAATCTCTCTGGTTGTGTTGATTCTCCTACTTCTAGCTCCAACTTTAGGATATATTCTGCACAACAATCTATTTCACCCGGAACATCTGGGTTAGGCATGATTGCAGGAAACTTTATAATAGGATAAGAGTTAGATAACTTAATATAAACACTATCGGTTGATTGATATGTACCTAGAATACGAATACAACCATCTGGTGTGTTGTTTCTAATTTGTTCTAACTCAGCCAACTTATTTAAAAGTTTTTCTCTAGCAGAAGGTGTATCTGCATTTTCTTCAATTTCAACATCGTCTACAATAATATCATCGGCGTGGCTACCAGTTATTTGACCAGTAATACCTCTAGCATAGCAAGATAAATCCTGACCAAATACTGTACGACAACCAATATTAAAACCGAATGCACTATCCTTATCAAACTCTTTTGGTTTAAGATGATTGCAATATGGAACAACTTCTAAGATTTGTCTTACCTGAGCAATAAAGTTAATTGCTCTTAGGGTTGTTGCAGATATAACCATAATAGTTCTATCTGGATTTGTTAACAATCTCCAACTGGCAAAGCAAGCATTGATTACAGACTTACCTGCGCCACGACCAGCTTGTAATTGAAAGTCTCTTGGGCCATTCTGCATTAGGTCTGCCATAGCATACTGTAATGGGGTTGGTTCTCCAAGACCTAAATACTTAAAACAGGCCCATAGGTGGTTTCTAAAGTCTTCAACCATTTCTTGTGGTGCTTGCATACATCCTCCATAATAGGAACTACAACAATTATGTCATAGTTCCTTGTTATCAGCCATTGGCTGCTTTAAATTTAAATGGAGCCTTGGAAGCCATCTTAGCTTCTAGCTCATCTAGCGTAGCGTGGGAGATACCATCCAGTACCTCCCTATTGTCGTTTATAAGCCCTCTAATGACCGTATAAAGCCCCGGAGTACATCTGGTGGGGTCATCTAGGTCTAAGAGCAGCTGGCTCAGTAAACGGTCGTTAAGGCGTTTAATGAGATCCTTGTTATCGGACATATTTAGCCTTTGATCCAAGTCTTGATCTTATCAACACTTACGACATGGCCAGCTACATAACCAGCAAATAACATAAAGCAACCAAACCAAACGCTTCCTAAAAATGATGACATATTTATTCTCCTTATAAAGAAAAGTCTCTAACATATACTTTAAAAACTGTAGATTGTGTAGATGTTGGGGTTACTCGTAATCTCATTTTGGTACTACTAGTACCTCCAATATCTACTGCATAGGTTGCATTAGCACCACCTATATTTATATCACTAATGGTTGCTGTAGATACAGTTGTATTACCATTATGTATTGCATTTATTTCTGTTAATTGATATTTTCCACCTGTAGTATTAACAGCTTGAATAATAAACTTAGCACCTCTAATACTAGCTTTATCTAGTTGTAATAAATTAAGTGTAGATGTAGTAGTTGTTGTAAGTGTTGCTGAAAAACTATAACTTATATCAATTCCAGAAACAGTTGATATAAAATTTGAAGATGAAATTTGAGGAGTAATAACACTAATACCATTAAAGTTTGCAGTATAACCACTAGGATCAATAAATAGATATTCTCCACTAGTTACTCCAGAAACATCACCAATAGCAAGACCAGTAGAACTGTCTAAATTAATTCCACCACCGTAATCAAGAATACTAACTCCAGCAGTACCCAAAATTGATGCAACATTTCCTGCTGATACTAAAGTATCACCAGCATTTCCATCTACAGATATATAAGTTGATCCAGATGAAATTTCACCAATAGAAACATATGCTCCCGTAGAATTATTAATTGCTAAATTAGTTCCTGATATTGAAGTTGCAGTAGCTGCTCCAATATTTGGAGTAACTAAAGTTTTATTAGTTAATGTTTCTGTACCAGTTATTGTTGCAATATTTAATGAATTAATAGTAGAATTAATCCACTGTGATGTACTAGAGTCATACCTCAATAAGTTATTATTAGCAGGACTGGTAATTGTAACATCAGCAAAATCATCAATAACAGAATAAGCAACACCACCACCACCAATGTTTGATGTATTTCTAAATAGACCAGCAGCAATAAACTTAGCGTTTGCTGTATTATTTAAAGCAGTTGCGTTTCCTTTTACAATTAAATAACCAAGAAACACACCCTGTGTTGCTGTAGCGTCATTTTCTGAAAAGGACTCATATTGAATATTAGCTTGTGCTGTTTCAAAAGAAGTATATGTTTGTCTTCCATAGTAAACACCAAGTACTTCTGGTTGATTTGGAAGTGCAAATAATCTTTGTGTTGTATACTGACCACCAGATACAGATTGCAAAGTACCTGTTCCATCATCCCATTTAGTTGGATCAATAGTAGAGTTTACAACAGTAGTAAAACCACCAGATCCATTTCTATACCAACGATAGACTGCTGTTACTGGATTTGAATTAGTATCAGTAACTATATTTGGGGAGTTTGGGTCTGTCTTATAGTTTCTACCAATAGCATATGCTTTACCAGAACTTTTATTTACTTGTAGATTAGCACCATTAGCTGATATTTCATAACCAGATAGTTTTAAGGGACCAAATGCTCTAACAAATGGATCTATTTGAGATGCTTGTCCATAAGAAACATGTGGATAAGATTTTGCAATATTAATAGTACTTCTATTTGGATGTACTAAAGCTCCTAATGGGATTTGTGTTTCGTATTGAGTTTCTGTCCAAGTGCTTGTTTGTTGAACTACTGCTCCACTAGAGTTAATAGCAATCCAAGTTTCATCTGCTGATGCTAAGTTTGTTAGTGTTACCGCTGTTTTAGCAGTCCAAGTAACTGTTGTAACTGTTGGATTTGGTAATGCAGTTAAACTAGCACCCTGTGTTACAATAATACCAGAACCAGCACTAATATCAAACTTACTAGAATTCCCAGCATTAATACTAACTACACCACCATATAGAATACCAGTTTGAAGATTCTCGATAAAGCGATCATTATTAATACCTTCCCAGTTACCATAAAAGTTAACAGCAGTTACATCGCCAGTAGTTGTTGTATAGTTACCTGCATTATCAATAAGGTCTACTGGAGGATGATTAATAGAAAACCCAGCTCTTCCGTTTAATTTTTGAATTGCCATATATTATTCCTTATTGTACTATATAACCAACACTCCATTTTTTATCAATACCAAATGTACACAAAGCAGTTACTCTATGGTACATTGTATTTGTTAATAATGGGGCTACGCGAAGTTCAAATTGCTGATCTGTTGAATCATATACAACACTATAGACAGCAAAATCAGATGATACACTATAGGTATTACCGTATTCAACAAAGTTAACTGTTGGGCTTTGAGCAATACTTATATTTTCATAGTCGTGATTTAAAGCTGCTAATATTTTTGTAATTTTTCTTTTAGTTAGTTTTGTTGGTAATGTTATTCCAGTAGTATTTCCTACTTCTGTTTGAATAGTAAATTCAATACTACCAATAACATCAGAATCTTTAGTTAATTGATTACCTTTATATAAAGGAAACTGCATAATAGGAACAATACTTGTACTGCCTGTTAATAGATTTCCTGTCACTATTTTAGATGTAGTATCTATATAAACAGTATTTATAACTGGTTCTGTTAATATTGGATTATTACCAAAAATTAAAGATCCAGTACCAGATTCATCTGTAATAATGCCAGCTAGTTCTGCTGATGTAGTAGCACCAAACTGACCCAAGGAATTTTCTTTACTAGCGAATCCAGAAAGATTTTCTTCTTTAAGATTATGCATTACTCCTGTTGTGTTTCTTTTAAGAACACCACGATCAGCAGAGTGCTGTCCAATATCAATTGGCCTTCTTCCGGGCATCTTCGCTTTCCTTTCTCCACGCTGCATCAAAGACTGGATCAGACATTCTTTTTGCTGCTATCCATTCTCTAATTGTGGTTGGGTCGTTTTCATTCATAGCGTCTTTAGCTAGTTTAGCTTCATTAATTTTAGGTTTTGGTATCCATCCTATAGCAAGCCGGATAGCTTGGCCTATCCCTGTTTGCCATAGAATAATTACAATACCAATAAAGATAATAGAAATAAAACCATACTGAATTAAACTGGCCCACCAAGGGGTAATATCTTTAACTCCGCTGATTGCATCTGCTATATCTTTTGTTTCACCTAAAATAATTTCTGCGTGTTTATGAGCAATAGTTATATCTTGAGTATCAAGAATTTTAATTGCGTTTTCTTGAACTATGTGGTTACTAGTAGAGATCTGATTAACAGAAGAACAACCACATAGTAACAACATAATTAAGAATTTTTTCATAGACTTCTTTCTAATACTTCAATACGGTGTCTTAGTTCTTTAAGATCACCCATCATAACAATTATACTTTTACCTTGTTCAATATCTGTTTTAACAAGATCCTTTGCAATATCTCGTAATACAATTAACTCTTCTACATTACGATCTATCATTGCATCTCGTTTACCTAATTTAAGAATAACAGTAACTACACCAACAGTCAGAATAGCCAACTGCATCATAGCTACATAAATACCAATATTATTTTGATCTGACATGACATAGTTCCTTTATGCGGCTAGATAAACAAAAGAAAGAGCTAACCAATTGGTTGCATTTGTGTTTAAAAGAGGTACAGCCTGAGTTGTTTGACCATCTCCGTTAAAACCAAATACCCTTAAAGTACCATCTGTTAAAACTCTTGTTTCAAAAGTACCATTATAATTAGAACCAGAAAAGTTTAGTCTTCCTGTTGTTGTAAATATTTGATTATAAGATGGTGCAGGTAATCCTTGTAGTATTGGAACACCAGATCCAAGAGTAATATTTGCAGTAGCTGCTGAAATTAATCCTTCAACAAAAACCATTCTGCCTGTTTTTGTATATCTTACTGGAAAAGTTGTAGAATTGTATGATGTAAAGTTAGATGTAGCATTAGTAGCAAATCTAAATCCACTAGTTTCACTTGCAACATCTGCTAAAACTGTATTTTCTGTATATAATAAGGGACTATCAATATATTTTGGTGGTTGTGAAAATGTAGTTACACCATCATTACCAATAACAACATCAGATAAAGTTGGAGTTATTGCTCCAAATCTATCAGAATTACCAATAATTCTTATAGGACCATCACTAATAATAAGATCAGTTTTAACTGTAGGGGCTACTACTTTTCCAGCGGCATATAGATCTCCACCAATACCAACACCACCAGCAACTTGCAACGCACCAGTATTTGATGCTGTAGCTGATTGTGTAGAAGATAGTGTAGTAACGCCACTAATACTTGTTGTTCCGTTTACAGCTAGTTTTGTGGTTGGGCTTGTAGTTCCAATACCAACATTGCCATCAGGATCAATTCTCATTCGTTCTGTTGTTGTATTTACAGAACTAGCATTATTTGTTGATAAAGCAATACCTGTTAAATAAGCGTCATTTCTATAAAAACTCATTGCGGCTCCACCACCGCCTCCAGATGAGTATAAAATAGACGATGTGGATGATGCAGAAATACCACCATCAAGATGTATTCCAGACATGTTTGTAATAGTTGATTGAACACCACCAGCAGTGCCGCTTGTTACTTTTGTATTACCAACTACATGTAGTTTTCCTGTTGGGCTTCCAATTCCAATGCCAACATTGCCAGACGAATCAATACGCATTCGCTCCGTGTTATTTGTGCCGAATCTAGTAACCCCAGCAGTATCGTTCCATATGTCTAGGGTATTGGAGGAGCCACCAAATCCAAGGTATGCGCCTCTTCCAGCACTGTCATACAAATCCAAATAACACGCGCCACCAGAAACAATTGCATTCGTTGTTTCTAGACGCAAAACATTGGTTGTGCCTTTGACATGCAGTTTGGTTGCTGGGTTTGCAATACCAATACCAAGATTTCCTAGATGATCAAGTGTCATTCTATTCTTCATACCAACACTAAAATCATCTGTAGTTAAAAAATGCATTTTAATTCCATAGCCACCAGAGCTTTGGAATAAAAGACCTCCTTGTGTGCCGCTACTTATTCCTGATGTAGTAATACCAGCAAACTCATCATTAACAGAATTAGTCTGATTTAGTTGAATTCCACTATATTTATTTAATCCTGTAAGAGTTGTACCAGTTGATGGCACTGCGATTTGAAGTCTTGTTGTTGGATTTCCTATTCCAATACCAACATTACCATTTGTGGTTATATTTAACGCTGCTGTATTATTAGTAATTAATGAATACGGATGATTTGAAGTTGTTCCTGAATAAGCAATATCATTTCCAGCTCCAATATAACCCATTACTTGACTTACAGAAGGTGAATTACTACTTTGTAGTGCACATATTGTTCCGGGAACACCAACTACATGCAGTTTTGTTGTTGGACTTGTTGTTCCAATACCAACATCACCAGTATTTAAAATCCGCATTCGTTCTGTGTTATTTGTCATTAAAACATAAGCATGATCTGAAAGTGTTCCAGACCAAGCAGCAGTACTTGACGGATATGCAAATGCTTGTTGAACTGTTCCATCAGTTGCAAAACCAGACAGACCAGCGGCTGATGAAATTGATAGTTTGTAACCCGGACTTGCAGTACCAATACCAACATTACCGGAAGAATTAATAGTTAATGCTGCTGTGCTACTCCCCTTGAATTGAAAACCACCACCAGTAGTTCCAGAATTTGTTAATGTTAGTAAGCTATTTGCTTCATGGCTAACTAGTAAATTTGATCCGTTACCAGCTAAGATAAGAGATTGTAAACCAACAGAACCAGCATTATCAATACGCATTAATCCATTAAGTACTTGAATACCATTAGTAGTCGCTGCTGAAGTAATTAAAAGTTTATGGCCAGTACCATTAGCACCACCAATACCAATATTATCACTAAATGTTTTATTACCAGTTACAGTTTCGTTACCAGAAAGACCTACATAATTAGCTAGAGTTGTTGTGCTAATTTGGGTCCAAGCTGATCCATTATATATCTTAAAGGCTGTATTAGCAGAGTCATACCAGATAGTACCAGCCAATGGATTGGTTGGTGAACTTGATCCATAAGTTGCTGTAGCTCGTCCGGTAAGGTTTCCATACTGGTCAATAGCATTTACTTCAACATTGCTTGAGTTTTTAAATGCAACAATCTTTTGTGTAGAAGCACCCTTGAAGGTTGGTACTGTTGCAGAATCTGCGTTTATTGTAAATGTACCAGTTAGGTTTAATACTGATGTTGTGTTACCAGTTAGATTAAGAACACCAGCTTGAGTTAGATTACCAGTAATATTTTGATTACCAGTTTGTGATAGATTTCCAGCTAAAGTTAGTGCAGTTGGGCTAGTACTACTTGGGGTAATGGTAAAATTTGCTGTACTATCTTTTGTTCCGTTAGCACCAGCATAAACAATTCTACCCTGAGCATGGCCATTAAAGATGGTGTTTGAAGATGTTGTAACTGCATTAGTTACATAATCGTCAATTGCATTTACTGCTGTAATAATATCAGAACCGTTTGCAACAATAGTACCAGTTACAGTACCAGCACCAACTTTTGTCTGTAGTGCTGTAATTGCAGAACCCTGAGATGTGTTGGTTGACTCTGTTGCAGTAACTCTAGTATCTAATCCATTAACTGCGGCTGATAAGTTAGATGCTGAATAAGTTCCAGTTAAACTTGTAGATGGACTAACTCTTGGTGTTAGTGCGTTAATGCTAGATGTTTGTGATGTATTTAAAGTTTCAATAGCATCCAATCTACCATTTTGGGTTGTGTTTATTGCTACAGCAGAATCAACTTGTGATTGAATATTTGTATTAGCAGCATCAATATAAGTCTTTGCAGACTGTCCACTTGGTAGTGCTCCCAATCTTCCTTCTACCCAAGTTCTTGTAGCTATAGAGTATGTGCTATTATATTCAAGATCAGTTGCTGTTACAAACTCATAATTTAATCTATCTAAAATTTCTTGTGCTAAATTTACAAGTTGACTTGTTTGTAAATTAAGTTGACTGGCCGTTAATCTAGTTCCATCAAGCCAAGTTACTAATGATTCACTACTAATGCTTTTTCGTCTAATAGTAATAGAATCTCCATTTGATACTGCTGGAACTATAATACTTACTCCAGCTTTGGTTACATAATTAGGAAAACTAGTGGAAAAGGCTGTAATCTTTTTATTAGCTTCGTCTACAGTATAGTTATTTGACGCAATAACAAAGATTTTTCTAAAGTCTTCTTGTGCAAGTACAGTTCCACTTGGCACTGTAAACTTTCTTTCTACTTCTATTTGATCTTTATGAGCAATTCCAGATATGGTTGGTATAGTGGAGTATGAAAATCCTGTTGAAGAATTCCAAGTACCACTTGTATTTGTTTTTAGTAAAGTATTAGTAGGCATTTCTTATAACTCCTATTAGGTATTTAGAGAAGTGTATGTTTGATTAAACTTACCTTTAATTTCCATGTTAACAATATTTACGGGTGTTGGGTAATCAGAAACAATTTGAATAGTTGTTGTATCTGAGAATCCAAAAACTTTAGCAACAAATTCACCACTAGCTTCTGTATTTTCAATGCTTAGAGTATCTAAAACATTGTTTGTAACTAAAGCTGAGAATGAGGATTTAATTACAGACTTTCCTCTTCTTGTTGCAATAATATCATAGTTACCAGTATCAACATGTCTTAGTGTAATAGTTTTTAGATTTAAGACACCATCAATAACATTATTATTTTGATCTCTTACAAACTGAGTACTTAATTGGACTGTCATTGTAAATTTAGTTCCAACATATAATCTTGCTTGGTTTACAGAGTAATTACCGTTTACACTAAAGATATAACCAGTACCGTTTGCATTAGCAACATAGTTTGGCTTTAGTACTGTAAACTTTCTTTCTCCCCACTTAGAATCTGTTGGATCTGTAATTAATAATACCTTACTAGGATCAAATGAATATGGGAAATTTATAGTAAATTTTGTTTCGTTTATTGAAGCATTATAAGAAACATTAGAACCTTCGTATAGATTCATTAAACAATAATTATCTAACTTTGGTATATTTTTACTTTGCTTTTGTAAGTATGTTCTTTGAATAAAGTATTCATATTTAGTACCATCTTGTGATTTCTTTTTTACTACAACATGTAGATAATTATCATATACTTGGCTGGATTCAATTTCTGAACCAGACTCTAGTGTATACTTATAAAAAGCATTTTGTAATACTTTATCACCAGAGAATCTATTTGTATAAAGATACATATTATTTGGGGCATCGTTATCTACAGTTACAATTGTATTTTGAGCTGGACAACCACATGTTGCTCTAAAGTTTGTTGGTAAATAATCACCACAATGAGTTGAGATTTCTTGAGCAGTACTTAGTGATGATCCTTGCTGAGTCATATACATATACAATCTTCGTTTATCAAAAAAGTATATTAAAGAACCCATTAAAATTGGTTCTGTTAGTTTTGCTGTAGCGTAGAAAGATGTTGGTGCAATCTGAGCTGTTAGTGGAGTAATCTGATTTTCAGAACCTCTTAGTTCAAACTGAATATCACCTTTTGTATTAACAAACAAGAAATCACTGAATGGAGTAATAGAGGATATTTCAGCATATGTTTTAGAAGATGCTCTAATATCAATTGGATCTGATGATACAATATTACTTGGATCGGATAAGAATAAATCTTCATAGTTACCTAATTGAGATGAGAATATAACATCCTCAGCAGCAAAATAAAGTCTATCTCTAAATGTAGCAATTGCATTTATTCTTACTTGTCTAGCTGTTTTTTTATCTCCAGATAAGAATACACTAGGACCGGGATTTGAATATCTAGTACCAGTTGTTTTGGCTTCCCAAACTATAGGGTTAAAAACCCAGTCATTATTAATACCAGCAGGTGCTTCTGTAAATGTAAGTTTTTGAGGCATTCTTCGTTCATCAATAACAGAGTATAAGTCTGGAGAACGAATCTTTTGTGTATATGGTCTGCCTTTTCCAGTAACCTTTGTAGAACCGTCTTTATATGAAATAGACTCTGGGAAACTAATAATTCTATAATAACCAGAAGTTTGACTTAGATATGGTCCTGCGGTATAATAAATTTTACCACGACCAGCAATAGCACTTAAACTATCTAATGGATGGTCTGCATCATATAAAGCATCTAACATTTGTTTTGCTGTATCATCAACAGTATAAAGACCAACATAGTTTCCATTATTAGCATATACTTCTGTTGCTTCTGGTGGGAATCTAATTTCACTAAAATCAGCAAATGATTGACCAAGCCAAGGTTGTGTTGAATCCTTGTAAACAAAGTCTTCTACTGGAACAAATACACCCCATAAAATTGTCCATGTTGAGTTTGATGAAGTATCTGCTGCTAGTATTGGACTAATATAATTAACATCAACAGTCATACACTCATAAGCAACACTTTTTGAAGTTGCGTCTGCTGATGTTATTGCTTTTAATGATGGACTAACAAAATTAACCTTAACACTTAGTACTAAAGAATTAATTGCAGTAATAGTCCCAGTAAAATATTTATCAGTATCAATCCAAACTAAAATATTTTGATTTACCGCTACTCCTGTTGCAACACCAGCTACTGTAACATTAATTGTTGTATTTAAAATAGTACTACCAGTAATAGAAGACGATGTTGTTGTTTTAAATGCAGATGGTGTATCAACAAATTTTAATGTATTTGCATCACTATTATAAATTGCTGTTACAGTACCAGTTAAATACTTAGAATTAGCTAATGAGGTTGCTGCTGATGAATTATAAAATAGTACAGTTTGATTTAAAATAGATGTGTCTGGAATTATAGTAGCGCAGTTAAATGGATCTGGTACTGCATTTCCAGTAATAGCAACAGTAGTAGTACTTGAGTTAGCATTTGTTTCAAGACTACCAGTCGTTCCTGATACACGACTTGATGTATAATAAGTTACTTTTTTACCTTTAGTATCTGCTGTTTGATTACTTGTTGGTATAGTTCCATCTAAATCAAATAATAAACCATCATCACTAGAAGTAAAACCAGCTTTTACAAGAGTGTTTACTACTATGATACTAGAACCAACAGTAGTTGCTTTTAAAACATCTTTTGCTTTATTTAAAGTACTACCAAAAGTAATATAATTTCTTGTTGTTTGAGATACAATTGAAGTACCTTGTTGGTTTGCTGCACTTGTTGGTGTAATATCTTCCCAACTATTTTCGTTTATTTTAAACACATAAAACAAAATTGAATTAGCAGTACTGGCCTTATAATCAATACCAATTAAGAATCTATTAAATTCATTAATAGTAAACCAATACCACCAAAAGTCTTTATTAGCATCTTGTGCTAGATTTTCTACACAACGATAAAGATCTAGTCTATTATTATCTGAAATTGAAGCATGTCCAGTAAAAGATACCTGTGGAAGAATTTCAAATCCGGGTCTTTTTTCAAAAGATCTTTCTAATGAAATAAGAGCATTATCCATTACTTCTGCTTCTAGTGGTAATCTTTTGCTTGGTGCTTGTGTTGATACACCACTAGATAAACTTAAGATAGGAATTCTAGTACTTGCTTTAGATCCGGGCGGTCTTCTTCTGATTGGTGGCATTATCTAGCTCCTCTCCAATATCGGTATCTAGATGGGTCATAAATATAGGGATTACGGAATACAGCACCACGAACATTGGCATCACCTGTTTCAAAGATATTTCGTTTCTTATCGTTAATATCTGCGGCTTTGCCTTTTAGATGATAGATTTGTTCATTATATTCTAAATACTTATCTGCTTCACCGTCACCCTGAGTAATAATCTGATAGTTTCTCATAGCAGTTGCCATAATTGCTCTTTGAATTGGGGTATCTAAATGTTCCCATTTTAGTTTTTTAATTACCTCAACATAGTAATCACCATCTTCCCAAAGATCAGTATCATCAGTGTAATTATATAATCTTGGTGGGGTATCACTAAATAGCTTTGCTGTAATTCTAACACCATCAGTATTAAGATGCCAAGAAACTAACTCAGCAGAAATAACACCTTCTTCGTCCGAATCACCAGCATCAAGAATAATTTTTTTATCTGAGTCTGGATTAAACTTTCTAGTTATTTTATTATTAGCAAGACCACGCATTTGAACATCTAAACTAGCTTGTTCAAGAAGAGTCTCAGCAATCCCCGTATCAATACCAGATTCCCCAGAAAGGTCGGCTACTAAAGATTCGCCAGCCGTTAGCAACATTTGATTAATAGCTTGTAGCTTGGTTATAAAGCCCATAGAGCCTCCTTTTAAAAAAGAAAAAATAAACCACCCGACTCCCATTTAAGGGAGCCGGGGGTAGATATGAGATCACCTCCTGTCAATCTTGTTTAAACAAATAAACTATATTAACAGTAAGATTATTCATAATTAGCTAGTTACTGCGTATTCTGCGCTGAAGCCAGTAGCTAGGTTGTTTGACTTGGCAGTGCCAGTTACGCCCCAACCGTTAAGATGGTTGCGTAGACCTTCACGACCAGTTGCAACTACTGGAGTACCGCCAGTTGGGGTAGTACCAGAGATTAGAGCCTTGCATAGTTCTGGACGAATTATACCAGTACCCTTCATCATGCTAGCAACAGTAAACTGAGTATTTCGACGGACATCCTGTACGGTGTCAACCTTCATACCCTGTAGTGATAAACCAGCTACTGCTTCTGTCTGGAATAGGAATCCATAAACGCTGAATGCACTGAAACCAGTACCGTTAGCATTATCAAAGGCAGTAGTATTAAAGTTAAGATTATACTTGCTTGAACCAATTTGAGTGGTTGCTGAAGCGTTTAGATTGGTTTTTGGAATATGATTGCTCTTAACAATCTTTACACCCATGTAATCTAAACTATCAGTCATCATGTTCATACCAACACCAATACCAACACCAGCATTAAAATCATCGCTTCCTGAGAATAGTGGGGTTGTAGCATAAGTACCACCAGCATATGCAGAAATTGCGCTGGTGCTTTTTGGAATACCTAGTGAACGGATTAACTGGAATACCTTTGGAGTTACTACGCAATAAACATTACCAGTTGTTAAATCGTTTTCTTGGCAAGCAACAAGGTAGCTTTCAATTTCTTTTAGAATAGCTAGACATTCAGTTTCACTTACTGAATTACCAGTTGCTAGAACTGAAGTTGAAATTACACCGGGAGCTTGGAAAGCATTGCTAGTAAAGTCACTACCGCGTGGATCGCTAGCTAGAGAATCTACTGCACATGCTGCAAGTAAAGATACTGCTAGTTGCTTATCACGGGTATTGGCAAGTTGTAGACCAGCTTGACGAGCTAGTTCGCTTCGGTAATCCCATTGGGTTACTAGAAGATCGACATTATCGCATTCAAAGTGAGCGGCCATTGGACGCTTATCAAGATTTACCTTGAAAGTAGTGCTAGTAGCATCACCACCAATTAGTTCTTCGCCTGCATCCCAAGATGGATTTAGGGCAATAGTGCCAGTAACTGGGAATTCGTAAGAATAACCACCAGTTAGGGTTTTGGTAGTAATCATGTTTTCAAACATATTGAATTGATCGTAAGCATGAATTACTTCGCCGCTCCATAGTGGTAGCCATAGTTTGTTTGCGCCAGCTGCGCCACCCAATGGGCCTTCTGTAAGGCTATCTCTCATTACCAAGTTACCAGCTGTTAAATTATCAGCCATTGTATATACTCCTTATTAGTTTAAGTTAATTAGTAATTAATAAAATAGAACAAGTGACAAATCTTAAACTAACATTAAAACTGATTTTTCCAAAAGGAGTCTCTTTAATGTTTGTTTTGTTATATTGACATCCATTACCATAAAGGGGGATTTTCGCCATAACTAAACTTAGTTTGGAAGACGGGTAATATCCGTCATCATTATGCGTTGTTCTACTGCCTGACGGAACTTGGCATCATTTCCATATCTTGGATTGCCTCTGTCAGCGTAGAATTCACGCTTTGTCTTATAGGGTTGAAGTGCCTGCTTTGTTGAGGCCACATTGACCTGCTTTTTATTAGCTGGCATTTCCTTACCCTTAGCTGTGTTTACGGTAGCTTTTTCATACTTAGCTTGCAGACCAAGTAATGCAATTTCCCAACTTGGGCTAGCTAGGTTTGCGTTAATTTCTGCTTGCTGTTGAGCACTCATTGTTTTTGCAGCCCATACAAAAAGAGATGAAAGCTTTTCTTTTCCACCGACAACATCAGCAGCCTTACCAAAGGCTTCTCGGGATCTTGCTCTTTGTCCCTCTACATAATCTCCAATCATTCTATCAGTAAATCCAGTTTTAGTTTTAATTTCTGAAACTGTTTCATCAGATAGTTTACTACTAACAGCAACTTCCATAGACCACTTAGACCAATCTTCTTCAGAAATAACAGATGATGTTGGCTTTACTGTTTCTTCTGGTTTCTTGATTTCTGGAATTCTAAGTTCTTCTGGAATCTTTTCAACCTGTGGCTCTGGGTCTACTTGTGAATTTGAACCTTCTGAGACTGGCTCTGCGTAATTTGGATTTACAGCACCAGTTTTTTCATAGGTTTTTTTAAGATCAGCAATTTCTTGTCTTGCCTTAGTATATTCTTTTTGAGCACTCTTTAATGAATCAAACCAAGAATTTGAATCTTTAAAATTCTTTGGAATTTCAAGACCTTGGTTTTTAACATATGCTTCAAATGCAACACGCTCTCTTGCAACTTGAACATCTTCTGGACTAGAGACTAGAGATTTTTCAACTTTATTTACTTGAATATCAGCCTCAGCTATTGCTGGTGGTTGTTGATATTCAAATATTTGTTGAGTCTCGTTTGTTTCTTCTGTCATCTTTTCTCCTTAGTTATTGTCTTTACCACGATTAGTGCGTCGGGATACTACTCTAAGATTTCTTAGACTATTAGTACCACCTTTAGATAACGCTTTTTTGTGATCTACATCTTTGCCGTCATTCTTACGAACTTTTCCAGTTTTTTCTAGTTTTCTTCTAGCTAAAACTCTTAATGATCTTCGTTTACGATATGCGGCAGTTCCATGATATTTTGCGTATTCTTTTTTATAATTTCTTTTAGTTTTCATATTATTATATTGGATTTCCACCAGCTGGTAGTATATTATCTTTCATATATAAATCTTTATTTGTAGCATCTGATTTAATAAATCTTTTCCATAATGTTATATTAGTTGGATAAGCTAGTCTATTTGTATCAGAAGATGTAGTACTTACTTGAATTCTTTTAATAGATTTTATATCAATTGGAAGTAATTCTCCATTTCTTACTCTTATTTCAACATCATATTCTGTTGTATCAACTAAAGATACTGAATTTCCAGAAGCATTAATTACATAGAATGGTGAAGATATAGGAACTCCAGTATCATAAACAATTTGACATACTACTAATTGAGATGGTAATACAGTAGTTCCTGCTGGATTAGCACCAAATGATATATAATCTGGATTTAGGTTTTTAATATAATCTGGAATAACAATTCCACCTACAGGAAAATTATTTACTCCAGCTACATTTCCAACAACACCGCCAACACTCGTACCACTATTTTGTGGCATAAGATTACATATAGGAAGAACATAAAAGAATTGATTATTAACAACAGCATTTAAATAATTTGACATATAATATCCTTATGTAAAATAATAATTAAAAGAAGATGGAAGTGAGTTTTGCTTAACAAAAGAATCTTTATTTAAGCTTGATGATGTAATAAATTTTTTCCATAAAGTAATATTATATGGTCTTGCTTTATTATTTTTATCAGCAGAAGAAGTTGGTGCTGGTATTGACGGTGTGTTTGTTATTTCAATATCTCTAAAAGATTTTACATTTTTTAAATCAATTGGATATAGTTTTCCATTTGTAAATTTACAGTTTACTCTATATTCATTTTCAATACTAAAATTATATTGAGTACCTTTTCCATCTATAAATGGATTTAAATTTAATAAATCATATATAATATTTAAACTTATACTATAAGATTGATGAGCAAGATTTGTAACTACAGAACCATCAGTTGTTACTGAAAAAGAAATATAATCTGGATTTAGGTTTTTAATATAATCTGGAATTGTAAAAATACCAGAATCATTAAACCCAAAATTATCATTATATTGATCAAAAACTTGAAAACTATTTGTTGAACTTCTAGCACCTCTTGGTTCTGAGTCAACAAATCTATTGTCTAATGCTACACCTAAATTATCACAAATTAAATTACATATAGGTAAGATATAAAAAAATTGATTATTAACTGTAGCATTTAAAAAATCACTCATTTATATTATCATCCTTTAATTTTTTTAATACCTTACTATATTTCATTCTTATTTTATTTAACGCTTTGATGACTTCTTCATCTTTGAGGAAGCTGTCATACTCTTCTTTGATTCTGCTTGTTTCCCAGTCACTCTTGTTGTTGTTCCACAATTGCATTTAAATTTAGTCTTCATTTCCAAGACACCCTTTTGCTAGATCTTTTTCTACTAGTACCTTTTTTATTACACATTGATTTAGTTGGTCTACAAGCAGGATATCCTTTACGCTTGTCTTTTGAACCAGATCTACCACAAGGCTTACCAGTCTTGCAGTCTACCCATCCTTTACCTTCATTACGACTAAACCAACCATGTAATCCTTTTTTCTTTTCTAATGAAAACTTACTTGCCACGGCGTACTCGCTTGGCTAAAAACCCTTTACCATTACGGCATTGAACGGCAGCACCGCTAGCATAAGCACTTGGCCATACTTTATAAGCGGCTTTAGCAGCTTTAGCACAAGCATCTAATGGTTTCTTTTTCTTTTTCATTTCTTTTTCTTTTTCTTTGCATACTTAGGTAGACTTTTGATGGAACTTGTTTTTTTAGACCATTTTTTAGCAAGTCTTGGATTAGTAGCAAACATAAACTTTGCTTGTTGTTTTGATTTAAAAGGCATTATTTTTTACACTTTCTACCCTTTGGACAACTAGTCTTAGATCCTTTGGGACCAGCCCATAGATCTTTACAAGCCCAATAACGAGCAGTTAATTTGTTACCAGCTGATGAACATTTGTGTCTAGCTTTAAAAGACTTTCTAGCTGCTGCTGAGTAGTTATTACCATATCCAGTAGCACCATAGTGAATAATCTTTTCTTGTCCATTAGCACAAGCTTTTACAACACGCTTCTTTGCTGGATTTGGTGACTTGCGTGGTTTATTACATGGCATACTAGCTTTATTTAGTTTTCTTTTCATGGTTGAATTCCTAATTGTTGTGCCATTGCAGCAATACCTTGTCCACCATTTTGTTGTAGATCTTGTTGTGCTGCTTGTGCTGCTGTATTAATAACACCATTAGAAACAGCTTGCCCTGCTTGTTGTTGAATAGCTTGCTGTTGCATAGCTGCTTTTTCTTGAGCAATTTGTTCTTCGTTCTTAACCCACATTCTTGGATCAAAACCAAGAGAGGAAATTAAAGCCTTTGAATAAGCATCCCATCTAAATGTTTGTAGAGCTTCTGGTGGTAGGTTTCTAACCATATCACCCATTTGCATTAATTTTTGTAAATCAGAATCTCTTGATAAAGCTTGTAAACCAGTTACAATTTCTACATTAAGAGTTCCATCTTTTTCAAAGAACTGTTCATTCATTCTTTCATCCATGTCGCCATTTGAAAGCATTACAAAGACTGTTCTTTTTACAATTGGTTCCATAAGATCTCTGGCAATAGCAGAGAAGGCTCCACCAAGGACTGTTTCTAGTTCAGATCCAATCATTCGTACTGCTGTTGCAGTTACACGATCACCAGTAGGAATGGCTCCACGGGTCATTAGGAAGGCTTCAGCAACCTCTGTACGCATCTCTTGAACCGCTGCTTGTGTAGATGCAATCTGTGGATTTAGTGTATTGGAGGGGCTAATACAGAATACATCTGCTTGTCTTGCTGGAACAAATGAACCATTGCTGGATGAAGAAATATCATCAATTTCAGTTAGACCACTAGGATCTACTCCAATCCAGAATGTAGAACCAGCAGCCATACCTTCAATGTGTGCTTGTGTATAGTTTTCTAAACTAATAAGATCACCTAGAATATCTTCGCAATGGGATCTACCATAGTTTTCACCAACAATACCATACCACCTTAATGGAATAATTGGTATAATTATATAATCACCAGTAGAAAATACTTCTCCGTTTTCATCTTCTTTTCTACCAACCCATGTTTTTTCGTCTTCATCTAAAGTATATTGACAATATAATGTCTTATAACCTTTTCTAGTTTCAAGATTTCCACCATTAGATTGTTCAATATATTCTTCAACTGGATCAATAGGAACATACTCAAGATAAATAACTTCAATTACTTTACCATGAACATTTCGTTGTACTACATATTGATCAATTCTTAAGTTTCTAAATGAAAAATCATCATCCATTACAACCATTACATCTCCTACAATTATAAGATGCTGTAATGCTTGGAATATAGTATCTCTTAAATTATTAGATACAATTTTATTATAGACTTGAAAACTAAGAGTTTCAAGATATGATTTAATTTCGGTTGTTGGTTCTGCTCCATTTTTTAAACCAAACTTAAAGAATGGAGAATCGTTTAATGGCATAAGGGCAGATAACATTCTGCTTGCCATTGCTGTTACACCACGACTTGCTATAGATGAGTATGGTTGTGGAAGATTTGCATCTTCAGCCCATCCTCTTGGTGGCAGAACAGAAGGAATAGTTAAGCTAGCACACTTTCTAGCAATGTCGATTCGATACTGTCTTCTGCCATCTAGTGTTCTAAAGCGTTCAGCTAATGTTTGTTCTGCCATGTTTATCACCTATTAACCTTGTGGTTTTTGTAAATAAGCTTCAAGACCTTGGTATAATGAACCATATGTATCTTGAAGTTTCTTAACTTCATCACCGCTTAAGCCCATATCTTTTGCTTTAACTTCGCTAGCTACTTCGCTTTCTGCTGCCTGTTGTTGTTCAACAGAAAGTCTTTCAGCATCTTTCATAGCTTGAAGTTGCGCTTGTTCGTTTTCTTTTCGAAGTTTTTCATATTCTAAAAGATTCTTTTGTCTTGTTGCTTCTGCTTCTTTAGCAATATCAGCTTGCTTTGTAAGCATAGCGTCGTATTCTGAAGCAGACATACCGCCCTGAATTGAAGGTGCTCCACCCATTTGTATCTCCTTATGCTGGTCTTGAAATAAATGTTGCTCTTGGTGTTGAAGTACCAGAGAACGATGTTGTTCTATTTAATTGTTTATTTAATAAATCTCTTCTAATTTGTTGTGCATCTAAATCACTAAGTGAGTGTTGAGCACCTGAAACAGTTGTTTTACTTTTAATAGTATTAAGAATTGCATCAAGACCACTGAGAGTAGAAGCCTTAGTTTTATTCATTGTATCCCAATTAATCTTGGCTGATTGAATTGCTTTTTCAAGTTCATTATAAGCAGAAGAATAAGAGTTATAAACAAGCTGTCCCATTTTTTTAGCTGTGTCTACATAACCAGATTTAACATTATTAAAACCAACAGTTTGCTGCGCACCATAATAAGCTTGATTTAATTTTGCTGTATTGGTGTATTCATCAAGATTACTAAACATTGATTGTTCTTGAGCTTTTGCATCAGCAACTAATGCTTTATAACCAGATAAATCTACTATAGATAAATATGGATTTTTTAAATTTGATTGTAAAAGAATATCTTCTTTTGTTTTTAAATCATTTAATTTTGTCAAAAAAGAATCTTCTACATCACCTTCTTTTACTTTTAAACCAGATAAAAAATTTGATTTATATCGTGCCTGTTCTATACGAACAGGATCTAGTGTATAAGATACAGCATTCTTTTTTTGAGTAGTATTTATAAAATTTGAATCAGTTAAACCATTATTATATTTAGTGTTTAAATAACTTAATGTAGCAGGAATTCCAGCTTTATTTATTTGTTCTTGATTAATTCCAATATATTTTGATTGTCCTATTCTATTAGGATTAATCTCAGTAAAGAAAGCACTTTTTAACTCACCACTGTTTATTTGTTTTACTAACTCAAGTTCTTGGCTTGTAAAGACATTTTCTTTTTTTCTTGTGGTTTGATTATAATATGTTGGGTTTTTTATTAACTTATTAAATTGATCTTCAGTTATTGATACTGGTTTTTGAGTTAAATTATTTTGCCATTCTATTTGTGCTAAACCAGCTAACCCTGCTTTTTCAAGTAAGCCGCCTTTATATAATAAAGTATCAAGATTAGATGCTTGTTGAATATTAAAGTTTGCTTTGTCTACAAGATCTTCTTTAAACATTTTATTACCAGAAGATATATCTTGCATTGATGCAACTAATTTATCAGTTATAGTTGGATTTATAGCAGTAGCTTGTTGTTGTAGTACTCTTAATTGAGCAACTTCTTTACCAGTAAACTTTTGTTTTGGTTGAGTGCTCGTTTGTTTATAACCACCAGAATATTCTGATTCAGAAATAGCACTAGATCTTTTTGTTGCTGCAAATTTTTCAAGGTTAGATGCCCTGTTCTGTGATATATCAGAAGCTCTTTTCATAATATCGGTTAAATAGGATGAGAAATTAGACATTTAATCTTTCCTTTTTTTGTTGTTCAAACATACTTTTTATTTTAGCAACAACATCTAATTGTCCAGCAACAAATGCAGACTCTCTTGTAAAATCTTCACTGCTTAAAGATTGATCGTAAGCTAAAGGACGATACATCTTTTCCAGAATTTTTATCAGTTCCTCGTCTATCCTCGGGTACTTGTTCATTTATTTTATCCATTTTTTCTGGTGTTACTTTAATAGCGTTAATTTTATTTTCAAGTTCTTCAGTTTTTTCTAATAGAGATTTAATAACTAGAACTAATTCTGATGTTGAAATTGTTGCACCTAGTTTTAATCTTGTTGACATTTGTTCTTTTGAATACATATTATTTCCTTATGATAGATCTATAATTTCGCAAGCTCCAGCTGTACAAGCCATAGCATGTGATGCTTTTGTTGAGTCTTCTTTTTCATAGTTCTGTAGTAATGACCAATCAACCTCAATCTTTGGAGTCATGTTATAAGTTCTTGCATCAATTTCTTCAAATGGTGCTTGGGCATAAACATGATCTGATTTTGGTAAGAAGGAAATACCAGAAATTTCATTAAAGTTTTCGTATACCCATTGTCCGATTGATAAGAACTCATCATCACCATATGATACGGTAATAGATGGTTTATGATGGCAATAGGATTGTTGGTATGTGTTCCATAATTCTAAGTGATCTAAAGCCTTTAGATTCTTTTGGGTAATAGAATCTGCTGGTGCTTTCTGAGCAAAGGTAAAGATTGTTGTTGAATCAGGATTTATAACACAATCTTCTGATTTAACACCAGAGTCCTTTAGAAAGGCACATATTGGGTCTTTCTTATCCATACGAACTCTTCTATAATAAAACTGTGCATATCTTGGATGAAGACCACTTGCTGAATCAGCTAGGCAACTTGTAGTTCCCTCTGGCTTAATACAAGTAATTGACTTACTTGGGTTAATACCAAGTTTTTCAGACCACTCTAGATTAATTTTTGTTGAGTGTTCTCTAAATGACTCAAGAGCATGGGCTAGTTTACCCATTCCTTTAGAACCATTCATAAGAGCATTATCAAAAATACCAGTCATTGAAACTCCAAGTAGTCTTTCTTCTTCACAATTTTTTTGCCAATCGCTGGAAAGATATGGGAAGTTTGTAAACATACTTTGAACTGTACCAATAATAGTAGCAATTTCAATTTTCTTCTTAATAGAAAGAACATTATCTTCTGGCTTAAGTACAATAGTACTAAGATTGCAGAATTGATTTGGCCGTAGAATAATTTCTGAGCATGGATTAGTACCGTACTCAACATTCTCATTTCGACCAGCTTTAACTGCAATGGCTCTCATAGCTTGTCTATTGCAAATACCACGCTCACCTGAATGGCTATTGTACAACTCAGTCCACTCTTCTAGGAATTGACCTAGTGATGGACGGCTGTAATAGATGGCTGAATTATTTGCTAGTGCTCTGTGGCCACTAGATGCCCACCAAGATCCACTCTTACACTTAGCCATCTCTCTATCAGATAAGTCTGACAATGAGATCATGGCTGATCTACGAACACCACCTACAATTACTGACTGCGCAATCTTGCAGCAAATGTCGTGGCATTCTAGTGCTGTAAGAGATCTGCCTTGAGCAGTATAGAATGTCTGTGTGATGAATCTAAAGACTTCTTCAAGAGGACCGGGGCCACTAGCGCGACCACCAAAGGTCTTTAACTTAGCACCAGATGGTCTTACCTTACTGGTGTCCCACTTTGGGTGGATACCTTCATAAAGATTAGACATAAGATTAAATAGTGCATTGCACCAACCTTCTCTTGAGTCGCCTACTTCAACAATCTTATTAAAATTCTTTTCAATTTTTGCTGGTACTTGTCCTAGTTTGCTAGTACATCGTTGTTCTACAGAGTAGCCAACGCCAGTACCACACATAAGAATGTACATAAGATTACTGAATGATCTAATTGAATCTATTTCTAAATACGAGCAATTATATAGTGCTGTATGATCTTTATCAAGAGCTGGACCTGCGGTCATTAGACCACGCATACTGGGAAGTACTTCTAGATTTAGGATAGCTTCCTTAATATCTGGCCGTTCTAGAAGGACAGATGCCTTGCTAGAAAAGTAGTTCCACCAACGGTCTACTGTTTCTTCCCAAGTTTCTCTACGACCTTCCGATTCAATCCAACGACTATAACGACTTAGTGCAATAAAATTTTGAAATGTATTCATTATTTAACTCCAGTTGATCCAAAACCACTAGTATTTCGTTTTGTATTTGATAGGTTTTTTGAAAAAGTTAATTCAGGTGTAAAACAATCAATAATTAATAATTGAGCAATTCTATCACCATTGCCTATTGATGCTCGTTTTGTTAACGATACATTTCTAAGTGGAACTAAAATTTCACCTCTATAGTCTGAATCAATTAAACCAACACCATTTGCTAGTGTTAATGTTGTGGTTGATGATAAACCAGAACGAATAAATAATAAACCACATTTACCTTTTGGTATTTCAATATGTAAACTAGTTGGAACTAAATGTACTTCTCCAGCTCTAAAAATTAGACGAGTTTCTTGTAATACTGCTTTTAGATCATAAGCAGCAGCCTCATCTGATTTTTTTTCAGGAAGATATTTACATTGTATTTTAATTTTATTAGGATCATCAATTTCGTCAATTGGTAATTGATTTTCTGTTTTAATTATCTTTAATTCAGCAGAAATCATTGATCTATTATTTAGTATTGTTTGTTCTACTTCTGTTTTTTTATTCTTTTTTGTAAGAATAATCCATAAATTATGTGGTAGATAAATAGTCCACTTTAGTATAGAATTTAGCATTTATAACCTCTTTCTGAAAATATCTATTAGCTCCAACAATTGGGAGTCCATAGATTAACTTGTTTATCAATCTGTTTTGATGTTATTTTCTTTATAGAAACATCATTATATCTTAATATTCTTACACATCTTGCCATAGCAATACAATAATCATAAGTATATCTATTTTTGTTTCTATCTAAAGATTGCTCGTAAGTTGCTAAAACAGCCTGAGTTCTGTTAGAAATAGAAACATTATCTATTATCTTAGTTGCTTTGGCTGGACCCATTTTCCATATACCCGGAATGTTATCGGTCGTATCTCCAGTTAGCCATTGTAGGTGGAAGTTTCTATCAGCATCTTCCTCAGACACTAGGACAGGCTCTGCTTCCTTGTCTGGGTTCCAATGCCATCCCGGTACACTACGGAGATCCTTGTCGATTGTAACGGCTATACAGCTTCTAGACGGGCTAGATGCCGCAATGCCCATAAAGTCATCTGCTTCAATCTGGCTTCCAACTACAAACTTATTACATATACTCTTAACAATTTGCTCTACTTCTAGTCTACAATCTGGAGCGTGGCTTCCAGTATCTCTATGTGCTTTGTATAGTTCCCATACCTTTCGTCTAAAGTTTTTAGATCGTGGGCATGAAAAGGCTAGTAGAACTTCTGTTACATTTGGTGGAGTCCAAGAAGATATTGCGTGTTCGGCCCACAATTCAATGTCTTCTAATCCTTCTGCTTCTGCTCTAAAAGCCAATCTATAGGCTATAATATCGCCATCTAAAATTGCTTTCATTGTTTACCTTCTTCTTCTTCTAAAGCTTTATCCAATAAATCCATTAATTCTTGGATTACTTTTTCTTGATCTGGCTCTCTACCTTCTCTATTTGCCTTACATAGTTCACAATCACAAGCAGAACGACTAATATCAGCAATTAGATTTAACCACATTGGAATATTCTTTACACAGTGCTTTTTAAATACATCAAGTGTACTATCATTTGTGATCTTGTATTGAAACACATCGTTATAGTTCTTATCGTTATTTTCAATATTATTAGCCATCTCTTCGCTTGGGTGACTACGCCACTCAGCCTGATCATCTATAAGCTTTCTTTTACCCTGCTTAATAAAGATTGTTGTAGCACCATATTCTCTAGCCTTGGCTACTTCATTCATATAACGACAATCATCTACAATAACTACACGCTCTTTCCATAGTTCATCTGTTTCAAGAAGTGTTTTTTCTTCTCGCTTAATAGCTTCTACGGCAGCAGTCCATTCATTTACCCAATGGTCTGGGTTTTTAATTCTCATAGATTCGCCAAGAGTTTGGCAAAACTTTCTATATTCTTCTGAGTTCTTATCCTTAGATAGTCCTTTACTTTCAGCGGCTTTCTTAAGACCATAAGCAAATGGAACCATCTTAGGTGTAAGGTTATTATTTAGACAATACTCAGCTACAATATTAGCTAGTGTGGTCTTTCCAACTCTTGCCTTACCGCCAATCATTACTATGATCATGTTGTACCTCCTCTAGTAAAAGACTAGGAATGTTTCTATTTTTTAGTTTATAACCAAGATTACTATTTAACCAATCAACTGCCAGTGTACCACAATGATGTGGTCTATATTTAATAAATCTACCAAAGAAAAACCAAAAGATTAGTTTATACCAAGTACTAACTTTATGCGTTTCAGTTATTTTTTTAACTTCTTCTAAACAAGTATCATAACTTCCCATATACTTTTTATATATAAGAACTGCTCCTTTTTTCTCAAGAATATAGGTTGTTAGTAATCTACACCTATCTCCATCCATAACCATAGGAGTTAAACTTGCAAATGGTAAATCAAAAATTAAAGCAACATGTGTTACTTTAGACCTTGTTAATAGTTTTATTAAAGTACTTCTAATCCAACCCAAACCAGAAGTGTTATCATAAAATGCTAAATATATATCTGCTTTCATTAATGTGTTTCACTCCAGTTAGAGCCAATAGAATAGTTTGCATCAATCCGTATCTTAAGACCCAACTTTTCGCCAGCCTCTGTAGCAGCTAGAGTTACAATCTTTCCTACTTCATCAGCAATACTCTTATTACATGAGTATTGTAGTTCATCGTGGACATAAGCAACTTGGTAAACTTGATTACCAAACTTTTTCTTTAAATTAACATAAGCAATACACATCCACAGTTTACTTACAATTGCTCCGCTACCCTGAAGTAATGTATTAAGTGCAGCATGTTCTGATCTTACTGGAACAGTACGACCATCTGGTAATTGAACACCCTTAGTCTTTGCTACAGAAAACTTTACTTCTTGCTGTACTTTGTCTAGAGCAGGAATTTCTTTTTGAAACTTAGATCTAATCTGACTACCAGCATTTCTATTACCACCAATAATCTTGCCTAGTTTCTCATCTCCAGCACCATAGCAATAAGCATAGATAAAAGTTTTGGCAGCATCTCTGTTAGGAAGACCTGCTGCTTTCTGATTATAGGTGTGAATATCATCATTTAAGATCTTATCACCATACTTACCATTGTCATACTTTGCCATAAAATGAGATAGCATTCTTAATTCAAGACCTTGCAAATCAGCACCAACTAATACATGATCAGACTTAACCGGGCAAAATAAAGCCCTAGCGCGGGGATCTTTGCTAACCTGTGCCATGTTAGGCTGGCTGTGGGTGCAACGCCCTGTAGCGGCTCCCTGTGCGTTTACAAGCCCGTGAATTCGTCCGTCCCTAGAGTGGTGTGATCGTGTATTCCAATCCTCTACTTGACCCATTAATTTAATACAATCAAAGTATTGAACTAGTTTCTTAGCTTCAGGAAAGTCAAGCTTTGACAAAACTGCTTCATCAACCTTTGGATTTCCTTTGTCTGTGAGGGGTGCTTCCCATCCATACTTTTCAAATAGCCTACTTGCAATTTGCTGACGAGAACCGGGATTAAAAATTTCAATTTTATCCTTGAGGCGTTTATTTGTTTTTTCTGAATAACGAACAATAATCTTGTCTGGAAAGATTTGACGCATCTCGTCTTCAATCTTAGCCCTTTCAATTAAGAGTTCACCAATTAACTTATCACTAGCATTTGAATTAAAGCCAATACCAGAAGTAGTTTGCTCTGCAAGAATCTTTGATACAAGGTGCTCAAACTTAACTACACGCTCTGGAACCTTGCAGTGGATTTGTTGATAGCGAAAGATGTCTGCGGTAAGCATAACATCTTGTACACAGTAAGTTAACATCTCTTCTGAGAATGTTTCCCATCCACCCTGATAATCAATCTTATCATTCTTGAGGAACTTACCCCAAGACTGAAGAGAGTTATCACCAAGTGGGTGGTCGTTAATATCTGGATACATTAACTTTGATATAATAAGAGTATCGTGATACTTAGTACACTTGAAGTCACCAACAATCTTACGAACAGCTGATATATCAAAGAAAATATTATGGCCGATTATAATTGTTGCTTTATCTAAAAGACTTAGTAGGGCCGTAATATTATCTTTAGTAAACTTATAAGTAGTACCTGAATCAAGGTCATGTGCTACGGCACAATGAATAGTGTCAGCTTCTTTGATGATCTTATTACCATCAAGAGAAATCTCATTCAAACCATTTGCCTCAACATCAAGCACTAGTCTCATAGTATACTCCTTATTCAAAGAAATCGTTAAGTTGTCTATTTACTCTTACGAATGTAGTTCTCTTTGGTAGATCCTTTAATTTATCTGCTCCAACATAAGTACAGGCAGAACGAACACCACCAAGAATTGATTGCATAGTTTCTGAAACTGGACCAGTATATGGAACATTAACAGTCTTACCTTCAGATGCTCTGTAAGTTGCTACACCACCAGAATATTTACCCATAGCAGTATCTGATGACATACCATAGAACTGCTTAGAAACTGGATATTCTGCACCATGCACATTTGCAGTTATGGTTTCTCCACCAGCTTCAGCACAACCAGCAAACATACCACCAACCATAACAAAATCTGCACCTGCTCCAAATGCCTTGGCAACATCTCCCGGACAAGTGCAACCACCATCCGATAGAACATAGCCATTGAGTCCGTGTGCGGCATCAGCACATTCCATGATACATGACAGTTGCGGATAGCCAACACCAGCAACCTTGCGAGTAGTACATACAGAACCGGGACCAATACCAATCTTAATGATATTAGCCCCAGCTAGTAGTAAAGCCTCAGTCATTTCACGGGATACAACATTACCAGCAATAATTGCTTGATTAGGAAATAGACCTCTTACTGTTGAGACATACTTAACAAACTTTTCTGTATATCCATTAGCAACATCAATACAGATAAATCTAATACTTGGATAAAGATTAATAATTTGTTGTGCTTTGTCAATCTCAGCAAAGTTATCCTTCCCCATGCCCATAGTATAGATAATATTATTAGATAGATTACCAGCAAGAACATTAGCTTCCTTCCATTCATTTACAGTATAATATTTATGTAGTGCCGTTAGTGCATTAAAACTAGCTAGTTCTTGAGCAACATCCCAATTACCAACAGTATCCATATTACTGGCTACAATTGGAGTACCAGACCACTGCATAAGACCATTAGGTAAACTAAACTTAAAAGTTCTAGTCATTGATACTTCGCTTCGACTATTGAGAGTTGATCTCTTTGGTCGAATAAGTACATCTCTAAAATCAAGCTTGATATCTTCTTCTACTTTCATACAAACTCCTTTGGAATTGATTCAGGATCGTTAGAAAAACTAATAAGAGATTCGTCAATCCAGCAAACATTTACAAGATAGCCAACAATATGTTGCTTCATTTCTGCATATGAGTTAAATGAAACAATTTCTCTATTGTGCTTAATCTTAAAAATACCGCATTGTTCTAATACATCACCCTTATTAATAATTACTCTTGTTGTTCCACTTAGATCAATAGCCTTCATTAAGGCATCTAAATCTAAGAAGTCAACCTTTCTCTTACGGCCAGTCGTTGTGCCGTATTCCTTACCAGTAGCCCCAATTATTCCTCTCTCTGGGCATTCCAATAATGAGTTGGGGAATCGTGGATCTTCACCACTACGGGTATCATATGCTTTAGCAACTCCAATGACTTCACCAATTTCTCTGTGAGAGAATCCTAGAGAGCAAGCAGCATATGGAAGAGTTTCTGAACTTGTAGTATATGGTGGAGTACCTTGATTTATATCTAACCACATACCCTGAGCACCTTCACATAAGATGTGTGATCTATCTTTAAAGTGCATATTCCATAGTAGATCTGTTGTGTTAGATGAAGCATAAGAATAGTACTCCTTAGCTAGCAAACCCTTTCGTAAAGCGCGATCTGCATAGCATGGAGCAATACCACAACCAGTTGTTCCCAACTTAGCTGCTAAGAATTCCTGATCATATCTAATATGTTCTTGAGTAATGATATTAGCATGAGGATGAATCTTAAGATACTTTCGTGGATTAAATCCATTTTCTTCCATGTATTTAATTTCAGCATTAAGTTTGATTGGATCAATAACACAGTTTGGTCCAATAATAGAAGTAACATCATGGAATACACCACTAGGAATCTGGTGGGTCTTATACTTTTTACCATTTAGATAAACAGTATGTCCAGCATTTGGACCACCGTTCCATCTACATACATAGTTGTATCTCTTCTTACGACTAAGAATACCAGATACAACCTTACCCTTACCTTCATCACCCCACGCCAATCCAAATACAATATCAGCTGTTAACATTATTAGTTCCTTCTGCTGGATTATATACAACCTGACCACCATCGTCAATTGCAAAGCCAACTTCTTTCATTCTACCAGTCTTACGATCATAAAATAGTGCAGTAGCAATACCAGCGCGACCAGTTAGACGATTCTTAAGTACACGAATTAGAGTTGTATTCGCAATAGTTTCATCTGCATTCTGACGATCACGCTCAAGAGCTACTACAGTATTTGGTACGGATGACAATGCACCTGAACCACGAAGATCCTGTAGAGTAATACGATCACCTTCTTCATAAGCTTTGTCGGTCTTCTTAAGTTGTGATACAATATCAACATGAACACCAGTACGAACAGCAAGAGATCGTAGTTCCTTCATAAGTGTATCAATAATAATACGCTCTGAGTTACCACCATCAGTATCTTTATCGTGCATACCCATAAGACCTGCGGCGGCAGCAGTAATATGATCTAGAACAATTACATCAACCTTAAGACTAACGGCCATGTATTCCATACGAGCAAGTAGATTCTGCATCGCATTGTTACCAAGATGGTCATAGATAAAGAAGTTAGTACCACTAAGCTTTTTCTTAGCACTAGCATATTCTTCATCAGACAGATCATCAACATAGTCCATATTGATTGGTGACTTGCCAAGCTTAACACGAAGATCATTCATCATACGACAAGCACGAATAGCACGAACAGGCTTGTTAAGCAACAAGCTAATCATGTCATCCATAGTTTCCTGTGGGGATTCTTCAAGCATGATTGCACCAACTGATCGACCTTCTTCAAGATGGTGAATGATAAGCTCACGAAGAATAGTAGACTTACCACTACCAGTTCCACTAGCCCATAAAGTAATTTCACCACTACGCTGGCCAATAAGATACTCACTAAGTGAATCGAAGGGAAACGGGTATACTCTAACATTTGCAATATCCTCTCCGTCATTTACGATTGACGAAATATGTAAAATCTCATCTGGAGAATACTGCTGTGCTTCCCAGATAGCAGAAACAACAGCCTTGCCATTGGCATTCATTAAACATTCATTAGCATCCTTGTAAGGTAGCTTGGCAATCTTACACTTACCGGGTGGCAGTAACTCCGCAACTTGCTTGGTAGCAGCACGACCGGGTTCATCATTATCAAAGCAAAGAACAATCTCATTGTAACTACAAACAAACTCATAGTTATCCTTGATTGCCTTGACAGCAGACTGTGCTCCATTAGGAATGGAAACAACTGGCCAAGTACCACCAAGAAGCTGATTGACAGTCATACAATCAATCTCACCCTCAGTAATAACAAGACGCTTGCCGCTATTCTTCCAAAGATGCTGGCCGAATAACTCTACGCTTCGGCTATTACCTTTCCAGAAGAATTGCTTGTTTGGACCACGAAGATGTTGAGCAACAAGATTACCAGACTTATAGTAATTTGAAATCTCAACTTCCTTACCATTGACCTTGGCACACTCGTAACCATAAAGCCTACAAGTCTTATCGTCAATATTACGATGAGAAAGGCCAGTTACAGTACCCTTGGTTGGTTTAAACTCAGTACTAGTAAATGTTGTATCTGTTTCCATAGTTCTAGTTACTCCATCCTTTCCTTCATAATGTTGACAAGCAAAGCAATACCAATGATCTGTATACTCTGCAAAATTATTACCTTTGTTATCAAGCCCAGAAGCAGCACACTTTGGACATTGAGTACGCTTACCAGTAAATGTACTATTAGTCTTCAAGATCATTTAACCCCATTTCATAGTCTAACTTTACAATACAATCTAAAGCATATTCTTCTTTAGATTTAGTAAGAATTTCTATAGTTAGAAATCCTTCCTGAGATGACTCAACAATCTCAAGCGACGCAATTCTTTCCTTTTCCGTTCCTCCATAGAACGACATTGAATCGCCCGCGCATACAAAAGGGCCACCAGCGTAATCAATAAAAGGATATCCATCATTAGTAGTACCTCCTCTATAATAAACAGAAGGTCCATCAATAATATACTTATTTTTAGCAACCTTCGTAACTACTCTAGGCTGTCCATACCTTGAATAAAATTCAAATGTTTCATTAATTTTCATAGTTCAACAAGAACTCCTTCTTCATTAGTATAGTAAATCTTATCAAACATATTAACACACCAAGGCATACAATATTTGCATGGTCGTGACATTCCAATATGACCAGTCTTGCTAAATCTAGTATTAATAAGAATTAGTTTATCCATATTACATTGAATTTTTCTTACTGCATCTAACTCAGAGTGAAGATATGGTAACATATAACCAAGTTCAACAGTCTTAGGATGTGTCTTCCAGTTATTAGTACCAACAGCAATAACTTTGTTTTTTCTAATTATTAAAGAAATATGTGCCCGATCTCTTTGAACAGTTTCAGATATCTTACGAGAGAGTTCTATCCAGTGATTCATTTATTAATGCGCTCCAGCTTATTGGGAATAAATTACTACAAATTGAACCAACAGCTTTAGCATATACTCTCACTTCTGCTTGTGCCGTATCATGCGAACGCAGCATAGCCATCCTGAGCCACGCATACAGAGAACCTGTCCAGATCCACTCTGTGTACATAGCCTGCGGCAGAACGGCCCGTGCTTGCTCAGGACACACGCCACGCTCAAGTAGCCTATCGTACATGATCAAGGCGGCTGAACACATATTCTTATAATCAAGCATTATTGATTGATCGTTAAGAACTTCATCAGATGATCCTTGCTTTTTGTTTTCAGCACGCATTCTAAATGTATCTGGAATCCAGCAGTCTGGAGTAAAGTCAACATATCTACGACTGATTTCATTCCAAGCAAAACCAACCTGATGCTTTGCTAATTGTCGTGCGATAAAAACAGGAGCCTTAAATCTCATGGAAATACTAGTATGAGAGAAAGGACTCCAGTGCTTATGCTTTGCCAAGAACTTAATAAGTTTATCGTTTTGTTCTGAAGAATAGTTTTCAGCAAGTTTATCAAAAGAAACTCTAGCTGCATTAACAACAGAAGCATCAGTACCCATATGATCAATATATTCTACTAATTTATCCATTTTGTTTTTCCTCAATATCAAGTGTATCATTACAGTGAATAGTAAATTGATTACTATTCATAAACTTTAATTCACCAGACGAACATAATACAATAGCAAATAAATCGTTTTCATATGGGCCACAATCTCTAACATAAAGAATATAGCCTTCTCCTAATGGAGTATGAACAGACACAAGTTGTTCAAATTCATGTATATATTTCATATAAATCCTTAAATCGTTGGGGTGGATTTGCACCACCATCTTTATACACGCTTGGGGTAAATGTATAACATTCTACTAACTTAAACTACCAAAGACACTTACTTGGGTTTATTAACTCCAAGTATAAAGTAACCATTAGAGCTTTTGTCAGCCCATTCTTTGGTTACATACATGGAAACGATCTGCGAATCGTCTTCCCATAATTTTCCATTCATAACATCAAACACAGCCTTAGTGTAATTATCCAAGTCTGCTCTTGGATGACTACGCTCTGTTTTCTTTGGCCTCTTTATATAGAGTTCTAGAGTAATAGCTAATGGCCCAGAAAGCAATTTTCTTTCTGTTCCAATTACTTCATATACTTTTGAAGCAGCTTGTTCTCTAAAATCTTTATAAGGACCAGAGTAGTAAGCTCCCCACTTACCTACTCTTGGCCTAGATGCAGCAACTGGTGATATCTCAAACTTCCATTCCATTAAAACGGAATGTCATCGTCTGTAACTTCTTCTGTCTCTGTAGTTGATGCAGACTTAGTGTTGGTATTAGCACCAACAAAACCACCTTCTACTGGCGCAAAACCACTACCAGAACCACCACCAAGGTTATTCTTTTCAATGATTTGAACACCGTTCAGATATAGACTGATAGAGTTATCACGACTAAGAACCATAGGCTGAAGCTTAAGGCGAACCTTATCGCCACCAAAAGCAACAACTTCTGTTTCCTTAGCAAGAGCATCTACACAAGGAAACTTAATCTTGTCGATGTGATTCTTGCTCTTAAACTTTACATACTTAACGCCATCCTTGTCAACCATACCATTAATCTTCTTTGCTCCACTCTTCTTAAGAATGTCTGCAAGAGTCTTCTGCAAATCCTTATCAGCAATAACCGTGATATTGTGATTAGCAGAGTTTTCTCCGAAGTTAGTATCCGGCTTAAGTAGATTACTCCACTTAACTTCAAGAGTATCAGTGACTAGCGGTGGCAACTTCGCGGTCTTCATTTTGAATCTCCTTATTTAGATTTGCATTAACAGTAGTCTGAGCGGCAATTAGACGAGTAACCTGTTCATTAATATTAGTTGTAATACCAGTTAGAACTGTGCTAATATTTGAAAGATACTCAACTACGCTTACTCCAGTTACAGCAGGACCATTATTTGTATTTTCTGTTTCCATTTTAATTCCTCCTTTCTGATAGTACCTATCATTAGCCCCAACTATCAGGGCCAGTCATTATAGAAAACCTTACCATTTCCGTCCTTATCAAGAACTTCAACGGCATTAGCTTCATATGCAGATAATAGACGAAGACCAAGGTCAGTCATATCAAGGTCTTTCCATTTACTTTCAATACACTTTTCAATATTATACTTCATCCAACTTTCATCAGCAGCAAAACCATCAGTAGTTGGATAAAGATCGTTTTCACTAAATGGCTGAGTTAATGGAAGCCACATTCTAACAGTAAACTTAGGAGTAACAACCTTAAACATTTCTTCAGTAAGTACAGCAAATTTCTTTTGTTCCATATTAACCTCACATATTCATAAGTTCAAGATAAGGATGACCGTCAATTACAACGCCACAAGAAATGACTGGCTTCTTAATTAGGTTCTTACCATAAGCCATTTCATATCTATTCTTGTCTACACCGCACCCAACATCCATTCCAAAAATCCTACGATCAGGGCCACAAAGCCAATTGATGCCAGCAATAGAATGATGATGTCCCATGACAATGGGGAATGCCGACATTTTAGCCGTATTAAAAGCTGGATATTGAGAAGAAGACCCAGTACCGTGTTGATAGCGAACGCCGTCAATAATATGAGCATACATCCACTCCCATTTAGTTGTGCTATAAACTTCATTATATGTCTTCAGATAAAAATCTGGAATGCCCATATTTGAAGCAAGTCTATAAACTCGTTCATCGTGATTACCAATACAAACCTTTAGCTCTGGAAATTCCTTTTCCCATTGCTTAATACAAATCATAGCCTTCTTGTATTCAGTAACAGCACCCTCGTTTTCAGGATGCTTTGCATGAAACGAAATACAATGGTGATCAACAACATCACCCATATGAACTACTTCATTACACTTGTATTTATCACGAATCTTTTTAACAAATGTAAAGTAATTCTTGTGAACAGCAGGAAAATGCGTATCACCTATAACTAAAACTCTAGACATTATTAATCCTCTTGTACATAGATGTTAATGTTCATATTAGTTTGTTCAGGAACATTCTTTAACATCATTTCATTGTGACAGTTATCTAAAAATATAGCTGAAAACCTACCAGTTGGAAACCATAGGTTTATTGTTTTTTTGAGTTGGTCAGATAAAGCCAAATCAACCACACGCTTAACAGCCATTTCCATATCACCTTCATTTTCCACCTTTATAATATTTTTCTTCTTTTTCTTCTTTGGCATATTTACTCCTAGTGAAAGAAATACTCAGCATCAAGAACAGAAGATATATTAAAGTTACTGATATCTGGTGGTGTTGGTAATTCTACACCTAAATTAATTTCAAGTTCATTTTTTAATTTGTGTAGTAATGGTTCTTTATGCATCTCATAGAACTCCTCTTTTGTGTATTGTCTCATTAAAGGAACAAGCGGAGCAGAACAGCCATATGAATCATGTACAAAACTAAAATTATAAACGCCAGCATTAAGCATTTTATTAATTGTCATCCACATATGACTAGCGTCAAGACTGTGGATATAGTTAGGACTTACAGCCAAGTTAACTTGAGTATCATCAATCTGACTAGAATCAGTAGATCCAAAATGAAGTTCTTTCATGTTGAACAACTTTGCAATTGATCTTCGTGTTAGAATTTCATAATATTGATGGACAACTTTAAAACCACATGGAGTAGTCCACTCAAGATTCTTTCCCATATTGCTAGCTATATCAGCAACTTGTTTAAGCCATACTTTACCATGATTAGCATTAGTCAAAGTATTCTTTAAACACTTATCAATATAAGTAGCAAGTTCCATAACTGCACCAGCAATACGATCCTTGTTAACCCAATCTAAATGACCTTCTGTTTTACAGTATCTGCGAATACCGTAGAAAGTAACACCATAAGGATCTGTCATAACAGCACGCTTACATACTGATCTTGGTATTTTATTATCCCAATGAGCTAAGAATAACTGCGCCCAATCTTTAGTATTAGGATCTGCATTATCATCTTTAGAATCATTAGACATTGATGCTGTCATAGAGTCAGCAACAAAACCATATAAATCCTGTGGATCTTTATTTCCAGTAAGATTTACTTTGTAAGCAAGATCAACATCACGCATAATAGCAGCCCAATGTTGAACGCCATTACAAGAACCGTCAATTTGAATCGGTAATTGAGTTAGTCCATCAGTTCGACAAAGTTCAAAGATTGCAGCTAAACGCTGAAAACTAGGATTCTTTTTCTTCTTATCACTAACCCAGAACCAACGCATTTCAAATGGATCTTTAGCAGTATCTTGAATGTTATCAAGATTCTCATCTACCCACTTAATACGGTCTTCAAATGGTAGTTTATCTTGATCAAACAAATTAGCAAGATGAACCTTAAGCCAGTATCTTCCATTTTCAGTTTGCTTAATTGGTTTAGCAAAGTGAATTAAACTACGATCAAAGTCAGAACTTTGTGGAGATAATAGATCACATGCAGTATAAGCACGACCTCTAAAGTCACAAGTATAAATATGATAGAAGAAACCCCACTTCATCAAATCATGTGCAACCTTTAATCGTACTAACATACGGCCACGCGATCTTTCTTCTTTATACCAAGAAGACCAAGATTCTTCTTTACGCTGACACCACTTAGCTTTTTCTTCTTTTGTTCCAGTCTCAGGATAAGCCTCACCAAAATCAAAAGCATCAAAGTTATACGCAGGAAGATTAGCTTCTCTAGTATTATTGTGAAACATTGCATTCATTACTGCATAGACTTTATAATTAATAGCCCATTCAGTATGCATCAAAGCATTCAAACCACGAATAACCATTTCACTTGGAGTTGAGTTTTTCTGAACAACAGTCTCATCCCAATGAACATCTCTAAACTTTTGAACAACTGGTTTGCGAATCCAAGGCATTAAGTTACCACCTGAAGAAGTAACAGTATGTTCAGCAGGAGGAACAATCATAGGACGATACAGTAGACTTGCTCTTGAGATCAAGTCCTTATGTCTATTATGAAGTTCCTGAAGAAGTTCATCAGTAAAACTTACAACAACTCTTTCATACCAACGATTACCAATACGCTTTCTAAAGTTCTTAATAAGAATAATGTTACTCATTTCAGCAATGCGAAGCATATGATGACCGAAGTCTTCGCGTTGCTTTCTAGTAAATTGTTTCTTATTAATGCAATTCATTTTACCAGCAAATGCACGACATCTTTTTGTAGTCCAGTTCTTTTGGTAATGAGATTGCTTTAACCAATCATCTCTAAAATCTTTCTTAGCTGCTTGATATGCAACAATATCAATAGCCATGTTAGAAATTTGATGAGCCATATGCTGTGCAGATGGCAGAGGTAGGCTGTGAATATCTCCATCCTTACCATCCATCTTACGATCCCAAGTGTTTGAGTTAAACCATTCAAGCATAAGACAACGAATAGTAATATCAGCCATCTTACCAGCACCAACAGCAAACAAAGGATAAGCCCAATCAGGAGTCTTACGATTCTTTGAAACCATATCAATCCACTCTTGATAGAATGGAGTTAGATGAATAACACAACTATCTAATAGACCCTGCTCAGGATATCCCTCATCAGGAGATCTGTTATACTCTTCCCAATATCTATTATTGGAAAGGTTTAACATTTCTTCTTCAAGCATTGCCTGATAATTTTTTCTACTCTCCTGAACTTCTGGCTTTAGTAAATTCCATAACTCAGGCATAGTAACCTCCTATTAAAGATTTTTAGAGTGTTCTTCAATAAACTTAGCAATTTCCTTAAAGTTATAAGGCTTAGTAAGAGTACCGTCATTTAGATCAGACAGATTAACTCCATCAACCCAACCCTTATTGCTAGACATTCCAGCCCATTTTCTAACGGCAGGTGGAAGAAAATCTGTTTCATTACCATACTTGAATACTACAAAGTTTTTATTTCCATCGTATTCTGGACCACGAATTTTAATTGATTTCTTTTTCTTTTCCTTACGATCATTATTATAAAGATCACAAAGAACTCCAAGACAACAAAAACAATCCTTACCATCACGAAGAGCAAATCTACCCTGCTTATAGTCACCAGACTTAAGAGCCTTAGTCCAAATCTTTGCAATTTCTTTCTTCATATTTCACCTTCATAATGCGTGATAGGTATGCGCATCCCACCATTAACTTAATGATTAGACAAGAGTAAGAGCGTGACGGAAAACCTTCATAGTATCATCCTGAGTAAGCCCTGCAAGGTTATCCCATGCACGATTCTCAGGCTTTGCCACACGACCTCTAGCAGCAGTACGGTGCTGGATAAACTTGCTAACAGCATTAGCAGCCATCCAGATACTAGCCTTACTCTTAGTCTCCTCCCTTTCACGGTCAAAGGTTTCAGACCAATTAGAAACTGCCTTGAGAGCATTATCATAGTTAGTCTGTTCAGCTCCAGTACTTGGATTAGAAACAATAGGAGCCTCAATCATACCCCACACATCCATCCAGAACTTCTGAATATCACTCTTAGTAAGTTCAGCACACGCAAGACTATTGACAGTTTCACGGAAGAACTTACCACTAGACTTGAATTCACGCAGTGCTTCACGCATTGCATCCTTCTTATCTTCCATAGTAGAACCCTTGTGGGTAATTCTAAACATATTCTTACCACGACGAGCCTTAGCAATTGCCATGCTAAGAGTATTCTGACAAACAATACGAACACTTGTTGGCAAGGCAGAGAAAGCAATACTACCATCATGGCTGTTAATCAGGCCCATGTATTCCGTAACAGTATCGCCACTAGAGCCAGCAACATCAAAGGTATCACCACGAAGAAGAAGAACAACCTTGCGACCATTCTTGAGACTAAGCGCAGACTCAACCTTAACATCATTACTAAGTTCATAAGCCATCTCAAAGTGTTCCTTATTCTGAATCACCTGATAATCAGCTGACTGAACACTAAGAATTTCCTTCGTATCTTCACGAATTAGAGCAGCATAATCAGTACTAAACACATCATCACTGTTGGGAAAACTAGCCTTGATGAAGGAAGACTTGTAGACATTCCAATCAAGACCAGCAGCCATCAAAGCATCAGTAGGCGACATATCCGAATCAACAACAGTACCAAGACGATGCCATGCAGCAACTCGATTAAACACAGCACTATCCTTTTCCATAATCTCGTGAGCCATTATAGCACACCTTTCTGCATCAACAGATGCTAATTAAAATCCGAACGATCACGAACTTTGAAATCTTCTTTAATACGATCTCTCTTCTGCTTACCCCAACCTTTATTCTGTTCTTTTTTCTTGTATTTATACCTGTCTTTATCTTTGCTTTTATGCTTCATATAAACTCCAATAGTGAGGCTACGGAGATTCGAACTCCGGTCAAGAGGATGAAAGCCTCCTATCCTAGACCACTAGACGATAGCCCCAACATGACCAAGGTGGGATTCGAACCCACACTACAAACATTTTAAGTGTTTTGACTCTGCCGTTGGTCTACTTGGCCGCATATTTAAATCTTACCGTCAAACAAATCATTAAGCTGCTTAACAATTTTATCTATGTTTTTATTTTTAGTAACTTTCTTTTTACTCTTTTTCTTTCCAAAGATTTCGTCGTAGTTCTTATCGTATTGCTGTTTATCAATAGGACGATATCGACTACCCTTACCACCATGCCATTGTCCACTACCCATTATATCATATCTCCTTATGCTTGTCAAGTTTCTTTACTTCGTAACTATCAGGATGAACGGTATGATTTCTTCGCCACTTATCGGCCTCTTTATCAGAGTCCCAATAAGCAATATCATTTTTGTTTTCCATCATCCAATCTTTTAGATTTTTACACCATAGTCCATATTTCATAAAGCGTTCCTGAATGGAATCGAACCATTAGCCTTAGCATTAGAAGTGCCACGCTCTATCCAATTGAGCTACAGGAACACATATATCAATTACCCTTATATGGGGGAGTTGACTGAACATATCCATTCAACTCCTTCATAATAGTCTGATAAATAGTAGACACAGTCTTAGAAAGACGCTCATCAATAAGAGCCTTAATCAAGTCATTAATATAACGCATATCATCAGAATTAATATTCTTCTTAGATTCCTCAAGATTAGCCTGAATAGCATCTGTAATCATAGTATCAACTTCAGAAAGAATATCATCCTTCATATCAGAAATACTAGAATCACACACCTGTTCAACTTCATAACGAATATTATCAATCTCGTCCTTATACTCACAATAGTGATCAGAAATCTTCTCGTCAATAATATCGTTAACACTATCCTTAATCAATTCATCAAGCTGCTCTGCAAAAGTACTCATTACACTTTCCTTTCAAATAGAAGTTAAATACCAAACAATAGTAGGGGTGGTGGGACTCGAACCCACATGTACGCGATTATAAGTCACGGCCTTCCTCCAGTTCAGGCACACCCCAGTAAATCATGGTTCTCTAGCGTTATCTTTAACATACTCATGGCACGCATCGGAAATGTTGATAGCGAACGCAGGATCAAATGATTCGATTGACTTAACAATTGAATTTTCATCGGCATCATATTCAATAATAGACACATCCGACACATCAACATAACCAAGTTCCCATTCCCAATCTTCATGGACACCAGTAGCACCATAGTAATCATACCAACCAATACCATTATCTACATAATGCCAAGTCTCAAGAGATCTAAAGTTAACTAAATAATCAATACAATTAATATTAATTTTAATTTCTTCATAGTCCCTAAATAACTCTTTCATAGTATTCTCCTTAAGTGCCCCCTGTAGGGATCGAACCTACGACCTATTGATTAAAAGTCAACTGCTCTACCAACTGAGCTAAGAGGGCGAGTGTGGTGATCCCTATCAGTAGCCCCAACTTTAGGGATAGAAACCCAATAGATTAGCGTCCTTGTTCTCAAGCCACGCCATGAAATTGAAAGCATCAGCCTCATCTTCAAATGCGTCGATAACTTCAGGATTATTCAAACCGTTACCAACGGCACGACGAACTTCAAACCATCCAGTATTAACTTGCATAACATAGTAATTAATCATTGATCATTTCCTTCATATCAAACATGAAATCTTCGGGTTGCTTACCAAGTAGATAGTAGTGATGCGGCATAAACTGAGCAATATCTTCCCACACAAGAGCATCATCAAGAAGCATCATATCAAGACGATGGACCCAATCAACATACTTGATATCCATCATCTGTATCCTCCTTGAATGTACTAAGGATATTGAAATATTCTTCACCCTTTGCAGTTACTCCATAATAGTCAACACCATTCTCATCCCAACTAACATAAACAAGATCATTAATAACAAGCCAATCAAGAGCCTCATTAAGTTCAGCTTCAGACATATTACCACCATCCTCTCAGATGAAGATTATTATCAAGACAGATGTTAAAAAACTTTGACAGGTTACGAACCTCATCAACAGTATGGGCATAGTCAATCTGCTTTGTATTGTAAAACAAATCATTCAATAGTTCTTGAGCCTTTGTATCATCAGGATTTTCTTCAAAAAACAAAGCAAACTGATAAGCAAGTTTACGGAGATCATCAAATGGAACAACTTCCTGATAAAGAGTAACCTCATCACCAGTCATCCATTGAACAAGAGACTCATAAACCTTACCACGAAAACTAGTAGTATCAGTATGCAACTCACCACCACAAAGCCGAATGCCATCAAACAACTTAGGATCAGCATTCTTAGTTTCCATTGCATAGATATCAAGACCCACTATAGTTCTCCCAAAAGTATTGATACAACTCATTACCAAACTCATCATCTTCAGTAGGCTCAATATGAGAGCCATAGATATCCTCAATATGATCAATCTCAACATGAGGCGCACCATCAGGATCTTCAATATGACTCAGGTAAGCAACATACTCATCACCCATATACTCAAACTTGTATTGACTGTTATCCATTCTTGATCTTCCTTGCAAAGTCTGCCTTCCATTGATCGGCAACACTAGGGTATTGGATATTGTTACGCATAATAGAAGCATACACATCAAACTTACCATCAAAGTGATCCTTCTGTGTCTGATTCCACGAATCATACAGATCACCCCAACGATAATGCTTACCGTTCAACTTCTTATTAGGCTTCAGGTTGATTAGTCCCATCGGTATTCTCCTTATAGGTTTTGAGATCACACTCCAACTTACGAATCTTGTCAAGCGCAACTTCAAGATTACGCTTATAGAAATCAACAGAGTCTAAAATATTTGACAAGCACCCAATATACTCCGCTCCAGCATCATTGATACCATAAACCCTACGGAATACAGCAGGATTAGTGTTTCGTGGGTTGTCAACAGAAAGACTATTGAACACAAAGTATTCAAACAAGAGCATAGATATCCTTTCCATTAACCTTAGACTCTACGGCAAACATTACACCAACTTCGGTATAAGTAACCATAACAGACTGCTGAGACAGCTGCTTACAAAGTGTATTGATTAGAGCCTGAACACAAGCATCAACTTCTTCCTGCTTATCATAGGTAATACTAACCTTCCACCACTCATCACATTGAACACTGGTGTCACTCATCTTATAGAATCCCTTGCCTTCAATCACAGAACACCCACCAAAGTGAGTGGACACATAGAACACAAAGGTTTCAAAGATAGACTGAGCAACATCAGTCCGAGCATAATCATTATCATGCTTTGGAATAATCACACTAGTTTCAGTCGGCATTATCAATCTCCTGTACTTGGTAAAATCCATCACCATTGTCAACAAGTTCATACTCAGTATCATCAAACATATCCTGAATATTGAACATCTCAACCAACTCAACAGGAATAGGTTCCTCATTGATCTGATATGATTCCTCATAAAGACCATCAAGATCAGTACCATACTTACCAACAAAACCCATACCCGGCTCATAGAAGTATGCTTCAACCTTCCAACCATTCTCTACCATCTTAGCATACACATTCTCTGGAGCACACCAAGCAGACTCAAAAGAAATGTCAAGATGATTTCGACCATCATCAGTAAGGTGCATCCAAGAAATACTAGATGCTTCCCACTTGGTACTCCAAGTTTTGCAAGCCTTCTCATACTCCCACTCGCCAATCGGAAGGATATGCTCAAAGAAAATCTCCTTCTTGAGTGATTTCTTTAATGCTTCCATCTTTGCATTATCAGGATGCTTTGCAATCACAGTATTCATACACCAGTTAGGCATTTGCGTTATCTCCAAGATAGAATTCAAGATCGTCACGATGAACAGCAGCAACATCGCAACCAACAACACCACCAAAGTTATTCATTGCAGCACGATTAGCATCATACTTAGTTTCGTGATAACTAAGTGTACGCCACTTGCGATTATCAGCAGTACGATACACAACCCACCAATCATGTGCAGTATCTCTTGCATTAGTTTCCATTATGCTTCCTTTCGATGGTATATCCATCATAGAAAGTATCAATCACATCATTGATACGAATGTACCATTGATATTGTGACTGATAAATGTAACCATTGATTCCAAGACCCCAAAGAATGGCATTCAACCTAGACTTAGTTGTAACTGTACGCCATCCTGCGGAATACAGAGTAACAGAATCAACAGTTACCTTGGCAATAAGATTGCCATGAAGATGAACAAGAACAGCATCAGTATCATTGCAGGAATAAATCTCAGTATTCCCAAACTTACGACACTTGCGATTCTTGATTGTGTCAACCATATTTCGCTCAACAGTTCGCATTTGATTCTCCTAGATAGAAAAGAACAGAGTGAGTTGCAACTATGGGTGGACATTCCCACAGTTATTATTCATTGTGTATAGAACCAACTATGCAACATTACCCATTCTCTATACCGTTTGGGTAAGCATCACAAATAACCCTTTCGCCATAGTTGCAAGATACTCTGTAAGTGTATCGTAGGGTACTCTTCCGAAGAAGAATACCGTGGCGAACCACTTACCTACCTTGATTCAGGACATATCTCGATACCCATCTAACTCTCCTTTGTATAGATGATGAATCCATACAACATATGTGGTGATTATCTACGGTATACTATGATACCACGCGAATATCCCTAGTATACTACGGTTGCCCTAATGTGGTTTCTACTCGTTAGAGTAAGTATAGTTCCTATGGAACACCACCAACTTACATAAGGCTATGAAACATTCCCATGATATTTCTACCATGAGAACGCGGGAGAGTACCGCCCTCCGAAGGATCAGTTACTTCTTACGAAGTGTTTCGATTTCCACACCGTATGTGTCAAACGCAGACACGATTGTGAACGCATCGCTTGGTTCTCTTTGCTCATTTTCAGGCACAAGATATCCCATCTTGTGGAGAATTCTTGCCTGAGTAAGTAACCACTTCTCAAGTTCTGTCATTTGATTTCCTTTTTCAATCCATAACCGTAATCAATACGGCCAATGGAATACCAACAAAGACCAGCAGGATTGCGAGGAGAAACATGTCCAAACCTTTCTCCGGTATTTACCGGAAGTTGTGTTGAAAGATATCCATAGGATATTTCACCAATGGACACCCAATAGATTGATTCTGTGGTTTATCGTATAAGCGGATAGTAAAATCGCGGTCTTTGAAGATCAGATCCATTTATTTATTTGCGAGGATGTGATCGACAATACATAGCGGTACTACCCATAACGAGGGGTGTTCCACAATCTATCCCGTAAGGTGGGATATTCATCTATCCTGCCCGTGCTTTCTCCACTACTGCAATGGAGGGCATGACCTACAGTAAATGGGAAAGATATCCAATGGTTATTCACCAATGGATACCAAAGATCACTCGGCAAGTTTCTCGGCATCCATCATGGCAACTTGTGACCGAAGATAGATGTTATCAATCCTAGGGATAATCCTGTTGGCATAATCCCGAACAATATCGGAATATCCATTACGATTAGCCTGTCGGATTGTTTCGATCATTTCCTGAATCTCTGCGATTCTCTTGGAAATATCCCCGCAGTTTGCCAGTAAACTAACAGCAGCAATATCAACCGAAGTTTCCGCGATTGTTGGTTCAGTCTTCATTTGCAGATTCCTTTCAGCGAATCACGATCATCTTGTCCTTCGCATTCCACGAAACAGGAGCGGCCTTGTCGATCAGACGAATAGCCAACACAACACGCTTGCCGCTCACCTCATTAGGCTTCACGCCATACTTGACGGACAGGAACGAACGCAGATTGCCGATGAACTCCGCAATACCCTTGCGGCTACCGGACAGACTCACCCATTCCTTGCGCCAGTCGATTCGATGATGATCCATGTGGTGTTTCCATTTCTCCCATGAAAGGGATAAACCCCGGTATTGCTACCGGGGAGAATCCATGCCATTGGATTAGAGGCCAAGGTCGATAGAGACAGACAGAGACTCGGCCAACTTGCGGGCATTGCGAGTATCCGCATTCTCCACGCTAACCGGAATCGACTCCTCCACGAAAGCCTGCCAAGCCTCACGATTCGTGCTGATCGTGCAGCCGAACATATGCTCAATCTTTCCACGAATCACGGTAGCGTTACGCTTACCCTTGTTCGACAGAACCCCAGCATTCACCAGAGCGTTGAACACCTTCACGACACACATGCGCTGATCGGCGAACGACAGACTGTTCCACTTGTTCATTTCAGAATCCTTGCCCATTCGGGCGGCTATAGTAACCCTATGCACTAGACCATCTAATGCATGGGATTCGATACCCTACCATAGCAGGATACCGAATCCCCCCCGAACGGGTTGCCAAGGATTCCTCTAGAAATAAGCAGGAACCCACCCATTCGGGGAGGATCGGAAATACAATTTCGGCGGACTAACCGTCCACATAGCCGGGAACCTTACAGTTACCCATCCGGCTACTCGATCCCTTCATCGGATCGAACCTAGACCGCTTGAATGCTGCACCGTAGACCGATGCATTCCTCCCCGCTTCCTCCCTTTCGGGATTAGCAGGACATTCAAGGCTTACGCCTAGCCGCACTTTGCTGGTCGCGGCTACCGTTGAACCGTTCTCATGGCATCGGATGATTCCATCCAATCGTTCCGCCGTGCGTCTTTCGGGCAGCGTGCGGACATGAGAACGGGATGTCAAAGAACCTGCGGACAATTCATCATAGCGGATATCCGATTCCCCACTAACCCATTCCACGCATTCTAGGATTATCGGACTGCCTGTAGTTATCGGCGCAGGGGATGCCCGTCCGATAACGCAGGGGGGCCACGGGGGGGCGCGGCGCGGGGGATTTAGGGGGATACCCCTTTATAAATTTTCCACCCCTAAGTCGATTTTTCAAACTCTCCCAGATGGACTTGAACCAACGACCCGAGAGTTAACAGCTCTCTGCTCTACCGACTGAGCTATAGGAGAATATACCACCAAAGGTATCTGGGGCTACCGAGGTGGATTGTATTATTCAATTTATATCGAAATCGACCGGGATCATAGTGTAGTGTTATTTTGTATTGATACCAAGGAATCCCCTACGATCCCGACAGGGAACTAAGATAATAAATACAATATTATTTAATCTATAGGTTTCCCATAGGAGTATTCCTAAGAATACCCCTATGGGAAATATCTATAGCTCCAACTATTGGTTATTGATTATTAGACATGTCTTTCAATAGGTTGGCCAAGTCTGTAGATACACCTTTGTTATTGGTATATGTTATTGGTCTTTGTATTGAATTCTTTCTATCTTGTAAGAACTTGTTGGTTTCTTCTAAGTATCTAGTTCTATTTTCCCTTAGTTTGTTTTCGATTTCTCTAGACTGAACTGGGACAATATTGTGATTACTAGAGATATTCTCAGGCTTATTAATATACTTATTCTTTCCTTTTTGGATAAGTTTAAGATACTTAGCAAATGAATTATTTTCATCAATTGCTTCTAACTCTTGTAATAACCTAGCTGGTACTGCAACTGGACTCTTATTAAAGACAATGTTATAAGGAATAATATCTCCAAACTTAGCAATCATTTCTTCCTTAGACATTTCACCACCTTTGGTTAGTAATTCCTTACCAGAACCAAGAGCCTTGCTTGTATAAGCATTGAGTACGCTAAATGCTGGAGGACTTATTGGATTTGAGAATCCCTTGTAAGTACCACCAGTAAGTTCTGAGATACCAGCTAAAGTTCCAGAGAATAGGCCAGATAAAGAACCAAATACTGGAAGTGTACTAGCCATTCTAAATACAGATGTACTTGGATCTTTTAACTCTTGCTTGATGTCTGAAATATCTCGTCCACTTAACCAATCTATTAGTAATTCTGACATATAAGTAAGAGCTGAATATAATATAACTACTTCAGCCATAACAACTGTTGGCTTCTTTAATTGTAAATTTTCAAGAACATTACTCTTGAAGGATTGTGACCATTGTAATAAAGATCTAACAAATCTACCAAAGCCAGTTTTAGAAGTAATTGAAATATCTCTATTTAGTCCTCTTGAGTCTGAAATTAAACCATCAGTTGAGATTTGTGTTTCAATAGCATATACAAAATCGCTAAAAGCTTCATCCAATACTTCTTTTGGAATAGGACCATTGGGACCAGTCATATAAGCATCTACCTTTGCCTGTAGTGCTGTTAGATTAAAGACTCCGTTCTTATTGGTTCCTGTTTGTTCCATGATATATTTTAATGCCTTTAACTTATCAGCATCTAGTAATCTAAATCTCATAAAGGTTAAAGCATGATCCCAGTTACCACCAAATCCAGCTTCTCTAGCCAACTTCTTTTGAAGGGCTGATAATTGCTTATCTGCTTTTTCTGAAGTAGCTGATAATCCCTGTAATCTTTCTAGTTCTGCCTTATTAGCTGGATTTTCCATTAATGCTAACAGTCTTAAAGCAGCTCCACTTACAATATACTTAGCATTTCTTTGTGTAAATCTTCCTAGTGCAAAGTGTTTTGAAATACCAGTAATATACTTTACTGAACCAACTTCTACGCCAAGATTACCTATTGTTTCAATAGCGGCTGTTAGTTTAGTACTATCTTCTCTTGTCTTAGTCAATCTCTTCCACCAACCATCATTTAAAGATGGAATACCTGAAACAGAATTTGTTTGTAAATATCTATCTTCAATTTCGGAAAGATAACTACGAATTCCGTGTACAGTTAAAAATACTTGTTGTTTTAATGCTTCAGATGGTCTTCTATCTAAGAACATCTTAAATACACCAAACGCATTATCTATAGTTTCTCTAATACCAACTTCTGGTAATGCAGTAATAACATTGATAAAGGATTCAGCGGTGCTACGAAGACCCCAACCCTGACCTGATGTTGCTCTTAGAACACCACCAGCAGCTCTGCTAAATTGTTCTCCTGTTTCACCATATGCAGACATAATGCGTGGGTTTCTACCAGCATATTCAGCATAATCTTCAGCTAGTCTTCTCATACCACCCTGAAGATCTTTCTGTAGTTCTTCATTTGATCCAGCCATTCTCATTAGTAGTTTACTGGCCGCATCAAATACTTCGTAGATACGAATACCTTTATGACCTATCATTCTATCTAGTTCTGCTTGTACTAATAGTTCAAAACCTCTATGATTAATTAGATTATCATAAGCAGCTAGTGGATTGGTTCTGATAATATCTTTTATTAGAGGACTATTGAATACTTCCTTCCAATCAAGATTCTTAACAGCAAATCCTTGATTATCTCCACCCTTACCAAATAGTTGTAAGAATGCGTTATCACCCATTTCTGGCTTTTGAATATATCTATGATAATTACCTTCTCTTAACTTAAAGGCTAATAGTTCTTCCATCATAACTTGAAGAACTGGTTTTGTATTACCAAAGTTAGTCTTCCATTGATCTGCAATGTGAGTTGTAACTCCATCTACTGTTTCCATATATCTAGCCAAGTCTCTTGGACTTAGATCGTCTACCTTTTCTGGAATAGCACAGATTACAATCTGACCAGTTGCTGGATCTTCATAAGAGAAGAACTTAGTATCAGCTTCTCTTCTAATTTCAGGAATCTTCTTAAGATCAGTACCGGGAGCATATCGTCTATTGCCAGCCTTAGCCTCTAGTCTTGAAAGAGTATCAGCATCAAAACCAGTCTCACCTATATGTAGTTGATCTCTACCTTCTTTACCACGACTTGTTAATGGGTTTCCTTCTGTATCCCATAACCAACCCATAGCAAGCATAATACTACGATCTAATGTTTCATCGTTTCTAATAGTATCTTTTCTTACTCTAACCATTTCATCAACGATTTGAGTACGATCATTCTTAGTTACTTTATCACGATCAAATGTTAGTGCAAAGTAGTTTTCAGCTGGAACTGGATTACCAGCGTCATCCTTAATACTAATCCATTCAGTAGAGTTTTCTAGATCTAGAATGAATTTATTTCTACGAATTGTTTCATCTCTTAGATTCTTTGCTGAAGTAAAGATAGCATCAATGTATGCTGGTTGAGCTGCTGAGTTAATAGCAATAACAGCTGCTTGAATATCTGCTCGTTGTAGTGGTCGCTTGGTTGATACTAAAGACTTAACAATTTCTAGTTCAACTGCTTGCATTACTCGTAGATCTCCTGTTTGAATAGCAAGATCTCTATTTAAGGTAATCAAAGCTCTCTTTGATCTTTGAACCTGATGAGCAGCGCCTTCCCAAGTTTTAAACGCATGAGTACCAGACTTTACTAATTGATGGGTCATTACCTTTCCGTTTTCAGCCATTGAAGAAAGCCATCGTAGTAAGTTATTCATACTACGAAGAGTTTTACCTTCGCCAGTTGCAAATGAAGTAAGACCTGACATCCAACTTAGTGTTTTTCTAAATGCGTTTCTATTTGTTTTTTCTGATCCTCTAAACAATCTAGCAATAAAGTTTGTAGCTCTAAATACTTCTGTATGTTCTGTTGCTAGATTATTTAAGAAGTTAAGTAGTATACTTTGTGTTGGTGGTAGTTTTTCTGCTTCTATATCAACAACTACACCTAAACCTAAATCTTTTTTAGCAGATTCAATATCTACTTTTACCTTTGCTCCAGCATAAGTTTGTGCTGCATAGCTACCCTTTTTCATTCTAACTTTATCAGGATAATTTAGTGTAATATTATCTGCACTAAATACAAAGTCATGTGGAGATGGTGGTCTAGTAAACTCTGGTAATTCTGTACCATATCTTGCGTTATAGGATGCAATAGCTTGATCAGTCTTTGCCTTTGCAAAGTCTAGAATTTGATCTAAAGTCTTTACTGAGATTTGTTCAGTTGGAGTACTTCTTGCATCTAGTTCTTTTGCAATTTCAATATCATAGTATGACCAGAAAATATTATTAATTGTTTCAAATCTAGTACCAAATTTTTCTTGATTAATATTAGAAATAGTTGAATAGATGTTATATACTTTATCTAGGAAATGTAAGAATTGATCTGGAATTGTTTCGATCTTCTTACCAAGATTTTCTCTTAGTCCAGAAGTAATTCTATGGAAGTTAAGTAGTAGAATCTTAACAAACTTAGGATCTGTTCCAGAGTTTCTAAGTAAAGATTCTCCAGCCATCATTTGAGCATCGAACTTATCTACATTATTAAGAATAACTGTTTCAGCTTTTCCTGCTTTAATCTTTGGATCAGTAGCTGGTGTTCTACCAGTCTTTGGGTCCATATCAACAGGAAGTTTTTCTGGATTAACTGTTGGCTTATCTACAATAACCTTTGGATCATCAACAATTGGTGGATCTATTGGTTTTCTAATCTTAGGTAATCTACTACCTAAATCAATAGTTACTTCTTTTTTAACTACAGTATCGCTAGTTGGAATAGCAGCAACTGTTTTATTTTCCTCTCCTGTAAGAATAAGAAGATCAACTCCATTTTCTTTTAGTGCTTCAATTAATTTAACTTCTACACCAGCATGTCCAGCTGTTGGTTCCATTGATCTCCAATCAGCAACACTTTGCATTGTATTAATTAAGATATCTTTATGTAATCCAAGTTTTTCAAAAACACTTTCTGGAGTTTTTTTTAAAGAGTATAATATTAGATAATCTGATGATTTAGCACTTGGATCTTTTTTTAATCTTTCTTTATCATATTTACTAAGTTTTAATTTTAACTCAAGTGTTTTTTTCTTTTTATCTACTTTAACTTTACTAATAGACTTATTTTCATCTGTTGCAATAATAGCTGCTTTTTCTTCTGGTACTAATACAGAACCAGCTTTAACTGATTCATCTTTAGTTTCTCCAGAAACAAACATTACTTCTTCGTTGTTTTTTACTGGTACTTCTGGCATTGCTACTGGAAGTTCAGTTGTTTCTTTTGAAACAGCAACTTCAAGGCTGGTTCTAATTTTTCTAGATGCTTCTAGTTTTGCTCTAGCTTCTTCTAGTGAAACGATCTTTGGTTTTTCTTTACCATTAAGAATAGCATCCGACTTCTTAGCAATAATTGCCTTTGTTGTTTCTGTAATATTTTCTGTTACAGATGTTGGTCTTACTTCATCGTTTACTAATTTAATTTCTCCATCAAGTTGTTGTACTTGTTTTCTTAAAGCAGCTTTAGCATTTTGTAGTTGTTTATCAGTAATACCAAGTAATAACGCAACACCCTTATCTGTTAGTTCAGGATTATTTTGTTTTGCAATTGTATATTTAACAACAAGATCTTTAACTTTTTCTGATAGGTTTGTTTGTGGAATTAGTTCTTGTAGGTTTTTAGCTTGTTCTTGTTTTATTGGCTTAATAGATTCAAGAGCAGCTTTAGCGTCTACTATATCAATATCTGTTCCTTCTTTTGTAACAAGACCATAAGAAACCTTTTGTGCTTTTCTCTTTTGCTTTGTAGCTGCTTCTTTTGCTACATTACTTGCAAATTTAAAAACATAATTAAACTTTTCTCTTTCTGTAGTCATCTTACTTAGATCAGCGTTAACTTTATCTCTGTTCATAAGAATTTTTTCAATGACCTTTTGTACTAGATCTTCTACAGATTCTGTTTTAATA